GTTTGGCCAAAAGCGCCAATCGCGCCGGGGGGGAGTCCCGCATCGAGGGCGGCAGTGAGTTCAATAAGTTGTTCATCAGTGAGATTGGTGAGCGGTCCTGTTCTGATTTCCTTGCGGTCAATGAACATGCACAGTTCCTTGCCGACGAGTTCCAACGAGCGGTTCACGGCGTTGAAATCTTTTTCGACCTTCGCACGCCTGACGTTCTTCACGAGTTCGCGCAGCACCCATTCCTTATCCACGGCGGCCCGCGCGATGGCTTTGACCGCCGCCTTATTGATCATGGTAGCCTTCTGCTCGATAATTTCCTTGATGCGGGCGGCGACATGCGGCTTATATTCCATGGATTGCCCGGCCGCTTTTGCGGTAGTTTTTTTCTTATCGGGAGGGACGTTTGGGAGTGCCAGAAAAGCTTCTGACTGGCTCATCCCGTTTGCGCGGTTGCAGGCGTATTGCTCCTGACGCGGGGTCAGGCCGCGGTCGGTACGCTTGCCGCCGCTCGCGCCACGGAAATGTTCCCGTATCTTCCCCATCGGGGTGCCATTCGGCCCGAAATATTCCATCTTAACCCCTCATCATTTTCTGTTGGTGCATTGACATGCGCTTAGGCATTGCAACCCCATGAATGTTGACGGGGCCGCCGTGCGCATACCCGGTGGGCGCGCCTGCTGCCTCTTCTTTCTTGCGGGTCCTGGAATCGCGATATTCATCAATCGCCTGCTGAGACGGGACATCCGCTTTATCTTGCCCCACGCCGCCAGTGATTATTGCTCGCTTAATACGCTTCGGTATCGGCGGCTGGATGTAAGTCCGCAATTCGTCGTTGTCTCCGCCTAATGCGTGAACCTTCCCGCCATCAGCGAATTTCTTCACGCTGTCGAGGCCGTGCGAGCGGCGCGCGATCACTGCATTCGCCTCCCGGATCGCCCTGCCGTCGTCACCAGTTTTGGCGAGGACGCTATTGGCCACATGACTCCACTGACGCTGGGCAATAGCAGAGTTCGCCTTCTTGTCATGCTTGGCGGCGTCCTTGGCTGTCCAGGGCATGATCAGTCCATCTTATTTCTGGCGATACCCCCACCGGCCGCGGGGCTCTCGCCAACCAAGCCGTAATTCGCAATCGAGCAATCGCAGCCGACTTCGACGCCTTCGTTCAGGCCGTAATCCGCGACTTCGGCTTGGTTGCTATCGCGATCTGGAGCCGGATTCTCGCCGGAATAGGTTGGCGTATAAGGCAGTCCGCCGCAGGAAAAATGCGCGTTTTGAGTGCCGTTGTCCTGTATTTCTCTCTGGTCTCCGGTGTCGCGCGGATCTTCCGTGGGCGACATCGGCATATCCGTTCCGCTGTTGTTCGCCTTGTTGTTGCCGATGGTGATATTGTCGAAGGACGGGCGATTATCATCGCCAGCGGGGCCTTGCTGCGTGGGTTCGATGAACTGATCATACTGGGTGAATGGGCGGTCTGCCATGAGAGGATTCTCCGGTGGTTGATGGGGCGGGCGGCACCGTTGCTATGCCGGCAAAGACAGGAAGTTCGGTGCGCCCGGATTGCGTGGCGGGAAGGAGTATTACGGCACCGCCAGCGCAAAAAATTAGCCGACTCTCTCGGCTTTTTGGGCAAAACTTCGCCCGCGCGGGTAAAAATACGCTTGGTTTACGGTAATGTCAACAGAAGGCATTCGCGCGCAGCCGGACGCCGCATTTCATTCGCGCATTTCGGTACGCAATCTCGACGGGAACACGAAAGGCGAAGACGGATTTCAGTTTCACGTGGAACACTGCCGCCGTCTCGGCGGGAGCGGCGTCGCGTAGCGCGGCGTCCACAACGCCAATCGCGCGGGCGTTGCCTTCGGCTTCCCAGTCTTCCGCGAGATTGCGGTTCTCTCCCCAGCCACCCCCGGCGAAACCCGCGGATTTGCTCGGGGCACCAAGCCGCAGGTCGGGGTCCCTCATATCGTTTGCCCAGATATCGAGCCAGCGCTCGACCCACTCGAAGCCGTCGTCCATAGTGCAATGATAATCCCTGCGACAGCGCTTGACAACGGCATAAAGCAGGCGCAGATTAGCGGTTCCGGCTGTGAGAAGCCGAAGGAGCGATTGATTGAGTCTTTCCAAAGCCGCCCCACCGCAAGAGCCGTCCACGGCGCGTTCCCGCGCGCTCTGCTCCTGGCAATTCTCACCTTGCGTTCTTCGGGGCGGCCCTGAAAGGGTTCAAATATGAAGAGAGGCTACAAGCGCCGTTACATCCCCAAGCCGAAGAACAGCACATATTTCCCGGATTTCAAACGCTACGAGTTTGAGAAAACGGTGTGGGCGCAGAATCACCCTCGCGCGACCGCCGAGGAATACCGGGAAGCGATGCAGGTTATAGCGGCGAGGTGTGGAATATGACCCAGCGCCGGGTTTTGAAGAACTCAAGATACCCAACTAGGGCCTATTTTCCATTTATTGAACGCCCGATGTATGAGGCATACCATCGTTTCGATGATCTGAAGTACGCTTGGGTTGTGGCGCACCAGGATGCAACGCTCGAAGAAGACCTCGCCGCGTCCAATGTCATTGCTAAACAGTGCGGAATATGACCGGCAACCTATCGGAACTTGATGATTTCGAGTTCCGTAATGCGTGGCAGGCAATGCCGGATGCAGATAAAGCCGCTCTGCCTCGTGCTGATCGGTCGCATTACGTTGAACGTTACCGTGATTTGACCAATTGGGTTGACGGCGCTGCCGGCAGACTCAAGAATCGGGGCAACGGCGAGGCTCCGCCTGATCCGGTAATTGAGGCTGCAGAAAGCATCCCCGGCGTGACAGAACCGCACGTCGTGCCGCCTGACGATCGGGTCGATGACCACAAACCGCGACACAACTACCTCCAATGGGCGGCACTCGATGGATTGGAACCGCCGCCGTTCAACTGGCTGCTCGATCACTGGCTTTCTTGGCACCCGACGCTCTTGGCGGGGCGCGGCGGCATCGGCAAAAGCCTGTTGGTGCAGCAACTCGGAACCGCGCTGGCATGTGGGTTGCCGACTTGGTGCGCGGCCGTCGACCCGGTATCGGTGCTTTATTTCGCGTGCGAGGACGACCATGACCAGCTTTGGCGGCGGGAAGCGGCAATCTGCAAACAAATTGGAATTGGGCTATCTGCGCTCAAGGATTTTCACGTCGACGCCAGATATGGCATGGAAAACACGCTTCTGACCACCGAGTTCGGTAGGCCAATGTGGACCCCTCAGCTTGAATTGCTGCGCGAGCAGGTCGGAGACTGGCGCGCCGATATCCTGATCTTGGATAATTTGGGGCATACCTTCGGCGCCAATGAAAACGTGCGCCACGATGTTACCCTGTTCCTGAACGGAATCGCTGGCTTGGTCACAGACCGCCCGTTCTGCCCGATATTGCTCGGCCACCCGTCCAAGGCACCCAACAGCGAATACAGCGGGTCGACCGCTTGGGAGAACGCAGTCAGGATGCGCTGGTATCTCGACGACAAATTGCCGGACGCCCATGCCGACCCGGAAGCCACCCCGGACCCAGACTATCGAGTGTTGGCCAAACGCAAAACCAATTACACCCGCATGGATTACGTCCAATTCAGGTTTAACGAAGGAGTGTTGGTCCCGGAACTTCAGGAACAAGGAGAACCGGGTCTAATGGCCACCCTCAGGAAACGCAAGGCCCGCGCCACCATCCTTTCTGCCATTTCAAGACTGGCAGAAGTCAAGCTCTACGGCAACAACACTTCAGGCCGATATTACCTGCCTCACCTGATCCTTGAAAACAAACTCGGAGAAGGCTGCACAAAGACCGAATTGGCGGACGCAATGCGAGAACTTGTGATGAGCAAAAACATCGAAATGGGCGATGTCGGAAAAGATGGCAAGGGACGCAGGATTCATGGCCTCAAAAACACTTAAAATCACTGAAAATATGCGTTTTGTAAAAAACGGTTAAATTCATACACATCCAAATTGTCTGCACTATGAAGAATTTTGGAAAAGACGTAAAAACGCGAAAAATCACAGTCTTTTAATCAATAATTCCTTTGTAAATCAGATATATCCAAATTGTATTCCACATCCCTCCCACATCTTCGCCACATCTATTCCAAATCCCCCAAATCCCTCTATGTCCAAATCCCCCAAATCCTACGTTCCACATCTCAATTTTCCACTATAGTATAAAACAGATGTGGAATGGGACACACAGCATACGTGTTATCCCCCGTTTCGCGGATGACGACGACGGGCGGCGCTGACGCTTGCCCGCGCGCACCGCGAACTACATCCGCGCCTCAAAACCAACCCAAGGACACCGCCATGCTCACCCCCCTCACCTACCGCCAACAACTCGTCCGCGACATCCTCGCTCAGCATGAACTCGACCGCGCCAAAACAGCCGGCCCCCGCAAACCAGGCAGAGGCAGACCACCCTCCGATCCTTTCTCAGGCGCATCCAAAGCCAGAACCAAAGGCGCAGCAAAAGCCCGCAAGTCGGCCAAGGTAGACTGAGAAAAATCCCCAACCAGACCGCCGTAAAATTTTTGGCGAGTTCTGAAGGAAAATCTCGAACAGGCGCGAATAGGGAGGGGCTATAGAACGTCCTCTGGCCTCATCAATCTGAGGGTCACCCCCCGCCCCACCCCCCCCGGACTTCTTGGCCAGCGATTCGAGGGTAGCCAATCCGACAGCGGCCCAATGGCAGGCGGCCGGAACCGGCACCGATTGGCATCAATCCACGACAAAGCGCGGACTTATCTGCACCTAACCTGCCGGATCGGCATGTCAAACACCATACAGAATCGTCAGGAAGGCCATCAGGAACGCCGTAGCGACGTGCAGCGCGGCTTCAGGCTACCTACCAACCCAGGAGCGTTTTGCGTGGCTGTAATCGAATCCTGGCGCGTTTTGGGCATCAGGCATTGACGGCAGCTTGGATCAATCCAGCGGGTCTAGGTGCGGCTGTGAGATGGTGTTGCAATGCGATCATATCCATTGATTTTGCGATTAGGTGCCCATAGCAGGAACCAAAAGATACCCTGCAAGCCAATGGATACGCCAGTCTACGTTTTAGGTATTGGCAAAATACCCCAAAATCTACCCCCAAATGACAAAGCAGCATACCTCTAAAGCATGAACAGTGCCAACTCCTGGCATAAACAATGCTTATAGTGCAATATGAGAGCGATTATCGCTCGCGTAACTGCTCACTTTCTAACCAGTGGTCAAATCTCACCTTTCACCAATTTGAACAACTGTCGAGAAATCGTCATTTCGTATCGAGAAATTTCACAATGTGAAATCGGCGTCTTGGGTGCATGGGCGCTGGTGGTCAGCCCATCGCTAACGCCGTATTGACAATTGGCGAGCGTTGCGCGTATCCTTGCCGACCATGGATGATATGAGCAACAAGTCGCTGCGTGATTACCTGGCGCTGATTGGTGCTAAGGGCGGCCGTGCGCGAGCTGCGGCGCTTGATCCTGATGAGCGTATGGCGATCAGTCGGAAAGCGATTGCAGCGAGGTGGAAGGATCATATTGCTGCACGTCCTAGCAAGCCCAAGCTGCCCAAAGTTTGAGCAATTGCTGATTTAGCTGTCCTAGCTAAAACTTGACCTGAATCACTGTTTTTGCAAATAGTTGAAATATCTCTTGCAATGCTTAGCGGCCAAGCGCATAATCATTCCATCGTATCAACAACAGGAGAGCGAAATGAACGAATTATCGAAGCCGTCTTTGTTTACGCCGAACGTGTTGCGCGGTGTAGCTCGTGAACGCTATCGTCTTTACCGTCATGGCGAAGGAATTTTCAGCTTGACGCCAAAAGGTAAAACTTTCGTTGCCAAGGTCGAAGCGGACGACTGCGGATTGGGGTGTAAATGCGGCGCGTTTATCACGCCAATCAGTATGGAAGGGCGCGACAGACTGGCGAAAGCGAAAAGGTTTTAGCCTAACAAACCCAGCGCGTCGGAGCGCGCTGCGATGGTTGGGTTAAACCGCAACCTGCTAGCGGATTTTAGCAGTGATAGCAAAAAGGTAAACATCATGGATAAGCTTTTAGATTGTGGCCATAGCGAAAGCGCGCACAGCAGCATTACTCACGGCTACGGTATCGACAAAGACGGGAAAAAGCATTGTTACGCGTGCTGTGCAGAGCGTGACAAGCGCAATATGCGTGAGACTGGCAGAGCGTGCCTGTATCTGGTCAAGGCTCCCGAAATCAACGCGCAAGCGTATGCAATTACCAATTGGCCAAACTCGTTACGCTTCCCAGTTGGGCGCGTTCGCATAGGCCGTCATAACATGGCTGGCAAGCGTTATGACGCGTGGTTTATGTTCGAGAATGAAACTTGGCACGCAGTAACCTACGGTGACAATACGCAAATCGCACATTGCAGGCGCGTCAAATCTTAGCCATTCAATCGTTAGTTGGTCAACTGATAGGAGATTAAAAATGGACCGCACCGAACAACGTTACGAGCGATTTGCAACTTTACGCGCCGAATATCCCGAGGAAACTTACGACCGCATCATGGATAAAATTTCGGACGAAGAAAACGACGCATCCGAATTTACCATTTTGGCCATGATCGCCGCGCAAGACGAGGCGCGCGATGAATAATAAAAACGCAATCGCAAACCTGCGCGTGATAGCTGAATGCCGCCGGGCCAATCTCCAGCTCTGCGCCCGCGATTGTGCGCGGGCTACGCTACGCGAGATTGACGCCAAGCATCTCAGGCCATGTCTGCTGCGCGCTTTGGTGCACGCGGCCAATTAGTTACCGCGCCGGCGGGTCCGGCAACAAATAGGAGGGTATCATGCGCGATCTGTATCAAGAAGTAACTGACAAGATCATTGCGAAACTTGAGGCAGGTGTAACGCCGTGGATCAAGCCATGGAATTGCGCTGCTCCTAATGGCGGAATGCCTTACAACGTGATATCAGGCAAGAGTTATCGCGGGATCAATATCCCGCTGCTCTATTGCAATGAGTATACGTTCACCGGCTGGCTTACCTACAAGCAAGCGCAAGAAGTTGGCGCGCATGTCAAAGCTGGCGAGCATGGATCAATGATCGTATTTTTCAAGCCGTGGAAAATCCGCGACGTGAAAGCGATTGCGGCCGGCGACAAAGACGCCGTTGAGAAAACCATTCCCATTCTGCGCAGCTTCACCGTTTTCAATGTGGCGCAAGTAGAAGGTTTGCCAGAAAAGTATCTGCCGAAACTTGACGAGCGCACGCAGATTGAGCGTCAAACACAAGCGGAGGCGCTGCTTTCAAAAGCCGTGGTCAAGCATGGTGGTGACCGCGCATTCTTTACGCCATCGCATGATTTCATTCAACTGCCAACGCCAGAAAGTTTCACCGATGCTGGAAGTTATTACGCTACCGGCTTGCATGAACTAACTCATTGGACTGGTCATCAATCCAGGTTAGCACGCGAATACGGCAAGCGCTACGGCGATGAGCAATACGCAAGGGAGGAACTGGTTGCCGAAATGGGCGCTGCTTATCTGTGCGGGCATTGCGGCATTGCGGGCAAGTTGCAACATGCGGAATATATTGCAAGCTGGCTGCAAGTCCTGAAAAATGACAAGCGCGCAGTCTTGACCGCTGCGAGTCACGCGCAGAAAGCTGCTGATTTTGTGACTGGCTGGAAAGCGGAGGCGGTTGCTGATGAAGCGCAAGCTGCATGAGGGAATGGGGGACTTTCGCGCTAGGCGTGGGTGCCCCCGATTACCCCGAGCAGATAGATTAAACCCGGAAAGAAAGGAAAGCAACCATGAACATCAAAATGACGCCGCGCGAAGCGCTGAAAATTCAGGCGGAGCATGTTGCGTGGTATGGGAAGCATCGTGCAGATTTAGCGCAGGTGGTCGCCGCCATGACGAATATATCCGGCCTCGATCTTGATGCCGAGTTATCGATCATCGAAATCAACCGCAGAATTCCGCGCGGTGGTGATATTGAACATCTGTGCGGAATCTCGCAAGACTAATCCCGCAGCCTCAGCCGGTGTGAGCGGCTGACGCGGCGGCATTAACCACGAAAGGGAAATCATGGATATCAACATTTACATCAATGGCAATCGTGCAGTCATCGCATTACCAGAAGGAGAGTGCATGGAAGTGCGACCTGATTGGGGCGTGTATCATCCGGTAGTTACCTTTCCAGCGATTGAGCGAGCAATCAGAACGCGCGGACTTGATCCGATAGGCCAGTGGTCATTTTCTATAGCCAAAGACGCCAAGGCGCAATCTTGACCACTTCCAAGCGCACCATCATCAAGCACGACATCGGCGCAATCGTCGCGCACCTTGGCCAGCATTACCCCAAGGGCATCGTGCAATCGCAGCGTCCTGGTAATCAAGTCGCGGTGAAATGGCCAGATGGCACATGGTCCAAGCATCACGCGCGGGAACTGAGGAGGATAGTATGATCCGCGACTACCACGACAAACGCTGTTACCGCGAGCCGTTCCCATGGCGCGAGCTGTGCAACGGGCTGGCAATCGTCGCGCTGGTGCTTCTCGGGATCGCGGCGGCGGCATGAACTACGCCGAGTTTATAGAGCGGAAGTCTCAGTCCGGCGCAATGGACGGATTCGAGCCGCTATGGATGCCGGACTTCCTTTTCGATTTTCAACGGGCGCTTGTCGAATGGTCGCTGCGGAAAGGTAAGGGCGCTGTATTCGCTGATTGCGGGCTCGGTAAAACTCCGATGCAGCTTGTTTGGGCTGAAAACGTGGTGAGGAAAACCAATAAGCCGGTATTGATCTTAACGCCGCTTGCCGTGTCGCCTCAGAGCCTTGGAGAGGCTGCGAAGTTCGACATCGAAGCGCACCGCTCACGCGAAGGCGAAGTGCATGCCGGCATCAACATCACGAATTACGAACGTTTGCATTATTTCAATCCTGATGACTTCGGAGGCGTGGTATGCGATGAAAGCTCTATCCTCAAGCACTTTACCGGCGTAACTCAAAAGGGCGTAACGCGATTCATGGCAAAAGTGCCGTATCGCCTGCTTTGCACTGCGACGGCCGCGCCGAACGATTACTATGAACTTGGAACGTCTAGCGAAGCGTTGGGGGCATTGGGCTACAGCGATATGCTCGCGCGTTTTTTCATGCAGGATGACAAAAAGAAAAGCCGCATGAACGAAGTTAAACTGGCGCGAGGCGCGCACACTGGCAACCACTTTCAAAAACTCGCCTACCGGGTTTCGCAACAGATCGGGCAATGGCGTCTGAAAGGTCATGCAGAGTTGCCGTTCTGGCAATGGGTGTGCTCTTGGGCAATGGCGTGTCGCAAACCCTCGGACCTTGGCTTTGATGACGGCGCGTTTATCCTGCCGCCGCTCAATACGCGAGATCACATCATCACGCCAAAGCGGCCGGCAGATGGGATGCTGTTCACCGTGCCGGCATTTGGATTGAAAGAGGAACGCGACGAACGCAGGCGCACGCTGGACGAGCGCGCGGAGCTTGTGGCCAATCTAGTGAACCACGGGAAGCCCGCTATTGTGTGGTGTCACCTGAATGTTGAGGGTGATATGCTCGAAAAGACAATCAAGGATTCTGTGCAGGTTGCGGGATCAAACACTGATGAGGAAAAAGAGGAAGCATATACCGCTTTCAGTGCCGGCAAGATTCGCGTTCTCATAATCAAGCCGAAGATCGGCGCTTGGGGCATGAACTGGCAGCATTGCGCACACGTCGTCACCTTTGCCTCGCACAGCTATGAGCAATACTATCAGTCAATCCGGCGTTGCTGGCGCTTTGGGCAAAAGCAACCCGTGACGGTGGATATCATTTCGACCGAGGGCGAAGTCCATGTCCGTGAAAGCATGATCCGAAAAAGCCAAGCGGCTGACCAGATGTTTGAGCATTTGGTCGCCAACATGAACGATGCCGTGCATATCGCGCGGGCCACCTACAGCAAACAACCGGAGATTCCGCAATGGCTATCGCAGAGCAATTAATCAATGACCGCTACGCCTTGTATCTCGGCGATTGCATGGAGGTCTTACCGACATTTCCGGAAGGATGCGTTGACATGTCGATTTACTCGCCTCCGTTTGCTGGCCTATATCAGTATTCCAGCAGCGAGCGCGATCTATCGAACTGCATAGACCGCGATGAATTTTTTACGCACTACGAATTCATCGTGCGCGAGATACACCGCTTGACGAAACCGGGCCGCATCAGTGCCGTGCATTGCACCGATATTCCTACCGGAAACTCTGGGCTTGACCATCTGACCGACTTGCCAGGCGAGATTATCCGGCTGCACGAAAAATGCGGATTCCATTTCATCGCGCGTTACCACGTATGGAAAGAGCCGCTCCTGGTGCGCAACCGCACGATGACGAAAAGCTTGTCGCACAAGAGCATCACGCTTGATTCTACGCGGCACAGCATTGCAAACGCCGACCAGCTTGTCATATTCCGCCGTAGCGGGGCAAATACAATTCCGGTTACTCATCCCGAAGGATTGACGGAATACGCAGGGTCGCGCCCGATGCCTGCCGATGCACGCGACTACAGGAATTGGAAAGGATCACAGCTCGAAAACAAATTTTCGCATTGGATTTGGAGGCAATACGCTTCCGCGTTTTGGGATGACATTCGCATTGATCGCGTGCTTCCACACCGTGAAGCAAAGGAATTTGAGGATGACAAACATGTCCACCCGTTGCAACTCGATGTGATTGACCGAGGACTTGCGCTCTGGTCGAATCCCGGCGAAACGGTCCTGACGCCGTTCATGGGCGTAGGTAGCGAAGTCTACGGGGCTGTCTGTGCTGGCCGACGCGGGATAGGGATCGAACTAAAGCCAAGCTACTATCGGCAGGCCGTCAAGAATGTGCAACTGGCGGCAGAAGGCAAGCGCGACGAAGAAAATGATCTGCTGGATTTTGGCGAAGATGCAGACCAAGACGCAATCGCTGATTGAATCCTTCGCCAATATCGCTATCGGCATGGGCGTCGCATTTGCCGCTCAACTAGTGGTATTCCCCGCGCTTGGTATTGCGGTCAGACTGGATCAAAACGTGGCGATAACCTGCGCGTTTACGGCGGTTTCGCTGGTCAGGAGCTACGCGCTACGTCGGCTGTTCAACCGGCTACATTCCTGAAACTGGCCTACTCGAGCTAGAACGCTCAAAATCGCCCTTGGGCTACCCGTATATCCTGTCCGTCAGACGCGCGTCGCCTTGGCGATCTTGGCTTGAAATCGGGGCATGCACAACGGAATTTGCCGGTCTGACTTCGATCTCCACGCTTCCGCCCATGCGATAGACGCCTCGCAGGATGTGCAAATCGACCACGTTACAATCGTCAACGATGATATTTGCATGTTGCAGCGCGTCAAGCAACGACTTGAGCAGGTTATCCAGATCGCGCCGCCGTTTGTCTGGCGCATTGGCCACGATTCGGATCGAGCATTCGCCGCGTATCGTTTGAAGCAGCGGCAGAGCCTTGACTACGGTGCGGAAGGTCTCTCCGGCCGCGCTGATCCGCCGTGAGCCGTTCTTATTGAGCAGCCAATAATGGTTGATGCTTGGTGGCCACGGAAGGGTCAAATTCAGGCCATTTCCGACCTGTTTAACGCTCGGCGTGACCTGGCCAACCGTAACCGGCCTGCCAATTTTCGCCGCCGCCCGCTTGGCGATTGCCTTGTCGTATTGAATCCGCTTTCGCACCTCGGCGGGAACTGGCGACTTCGGCCTGCCGCCTTTATGCTCATCCTCATAATCTGGAGGCATCACCTGCACTTTGTGCACCTTGGCTTTAATCTCTGCCTGGCGCACCTCGAAGTCGCGCAGGGATAGCCCTCTGAAATTTCCCATGCCGGTCATTTTGGCGTGACCTCGGTTATGCGGACGCGAGCGACGCGTCCATAGGACGGGCAATCTCTCTTAGCCTCTGACCGATCGGAGAAAATTGATTTCTGCGTTGTCGGCAAGCCACGAAGTATGCAATCGTCAGACTTGTTTAACACCGCCCATGCGAGCGTGCCGCGCTTAACCGGTTTTCCCCTCGATTTCATAGCACGGTTGCCCCCATTTTCACGAGCCGCCGCAATTCCTCTTGCTCGCATTTGAGAATATCCCAGCCGTATTCTTTAGCGGTTACCCGTGCGGCGTCTTCTGTCTGGTGCAGAATTCTCACTTCGTTACCGTCCGTAATCAACCAAAATTGGCGATGATAGTTGCGAGGATTAACCGGCTTTTTCTTCACGGTTCTTTCACCAATCCCAATTCTTCGGCCATCGTGCGCGGCTTGCCTGTCGCCTCATACGTCCCGAGCGCCATCAGGATACTCGTGAGGATGTCCGTCCACTTCGCCTGATCTTCGATTGAGCAGGTTTCGATAGGTAGCGACGGCGCGGCTTTCAGAGCGGCCAGAATATTGTCGATACCGTTCTGGAATTTCCGCAACTCACGCAGCGCCGCAATCGCTCGCGGGTGTCCTTGGGTCAGTTTAATCAATGAGAGCAGGCCGGGGCCGAGATCGTTCATCAAAAATTTTCTCGATAGAATGCTTCAATGACTTTGGCTAAATCGTGCATGTTAAACGCGCCGCCCTCGCCTTCTCGGCCTTTCTTCATGCTGCCAATCCAGATTTTATTCGGATCGTCCAATTCGATGAGACGATATTTTCCGATAACTATCTGCGAGGGAATTTTGAGGAAGGCGCGCGATTTCATAGCGCCACCGCATCGTTCTTTCTGCACCAATCCTGCCAAGTCGTGATCCAGCAATTTTTGGAATGTGCGTTGCCTTGTTCCTCAACTCGATACCAAATATCATTGCCATCCCGTCTCATGACAATCCTGGTCCGTCCCCTAGCGCGCACGCGGTCGCCAATTTGGGGGTCAGTCAATGCGGATCGTGGTTCTCTCATTTCCCGCTCCGTGGCGACTTGGCGTTATGCCATTTCCTCGAATAGCAGTGACAACTGTTCGGCCTGTTTTTCTTTCTTCGCCAGCGTTTCGTTGCAGACTGCCGTGATATAGGTCGATAGCACGCTCGCATCAATCCCGGATTTCAGCGCGACCAACTTGCACAGGTTGGCGAAGTTTTCCGCCGCGTCGATCTTGCGATTACATGCCGCTTCGAGTTCGGGACAGGCGCTCTTGATTTCGCTGATCTTGATGCCAAGATGCAATGCGGTGATTAGACCAGGCGTTACGTTCTCATAGGTTACTTTGTCCGGCGTAACTTTGCCTGCATCGGCTCCGGTAAAGGTGACGCTTTCCAATTGTGCCATGTTACCTCCGTCTAAAATTTCGTGGGGTGGCGTCAGGGCTTGATACCTGATGTCGAACAGTGCATGAGATGTATTCGACTTCACTCATGCCTCGCTACCGTGCATGTCCTTCCATGCCGCACCACCAATTGACAGTCTATTGCCAATCGGCTTATCATGTCAACTATGAAATATCTTTCCGCTACCGAAGCCGCGCATCGGCTCAATCTATCCCGCGCCCGTATCAAGTTGCTTTGCGCCAAAGACCGCATCCATGGCGCAATCAAAATCGGCAAACAGTGGGCAATCCCTTCCCCGCCCCGCATTATCCCCTTGCAAAAATAGTTCTTGACACATATTGCCGATTGGCAGTAGTCTAGGCATATCACCTCGCAACCAGCGGCCAGTCGAAAGTGCCGCAGAAAGGAACATCGTGACCTGTAGCCAGCTTGCATTAACGCTCATCGCATGGCCCGACATGACTTATGCCGCGCTGATGTTCTCAGCATTCAGCGCCGGGCTGCTGATCATGGCGATCTACCATCACATCAGGTGGTCGCGCGGTATTAACTGGCAAAAAGATAGGGAGTCGGTTGAATGAGCAACGACATCAACGCGCGGCTGGTCGAGGCGCTTCAAAGAATTGAGCGATGGTTTGGAGAATTTCCACCAGTCAAATCTCGCGAGGGACTGCCGTCAACCTATGGTGTCGAGTATGGCAGCAATGGCGAGCGCGACTATATGCGTAAGATTGCACGCGATGCGCTCGCCACCCTCCCCACCGAGACGGTTGCGGTAAAGTATGGCTGTCATTGCGACATTGAGAACATGCCTGACGGATTCGAGCCTGACGGTTGCGTGATAGACGACAACATGCCAGAGATTTGTGTCTATGCGCACAAACTTTTGGCCGAGGGAAAAGGAAAGATTGATTGCGAGTATTGGCGACCGATAGGTAAACAACACGCCGAGCCGGTTGCGGTCGTGCCGGATGGCGAGATGCTAAATCGTGGCGCCGACGAACTGCGTGAAGCGTTGCAAATGCTATCACACGGTAGAAGCTATCAATATGTATGCGGCAGGGTGTTCAAAGCCATGCTCGCAGCTGCGTCGAATGCCGCAGCGTCGCAGGAACAGAACCCGTCACCGGGGAATCCCATTGCGGAGACTACCGGAACGGCTGGCCAGCCTACGAACGCTGCGGCACCCCTATGCCGTGAATGCGGAGTCGGGCCAGCGCAGTATCTCGACCTTTGCTCGCAGTGCTACCGCGCGGCAAAGCGGCAGGCGGATGAGGAAGAACATATTTATCGTGACCGCGAGGGCGAGATGAGAGTGAGGATTGAGCGCGATGAGTGAATGGCAATCAATTGAGACTTGTCCTATTCCGATCTTTGATCCAAAAAAATGGTATGAGAATGGGCCGCACTATCTAGTATTTTCTGATTTTGTGCAGATTGCCTATTACGGTTACACGCAAACCGGAAAAGGCAGATGGCAAGGACGATATCACATTATCAGTCCTACGCATTGGATGCCATTGCCAAAACCACCGAAATGACCTGGCGCGGGACTGCCGGCTCACGTGGCCGAGAGGGAGGGTTCCCGAACCCGCGCCGACTTTTTACAAGGAGATGAAATGGCATTCAGAGTTACAGTTGAAGAAATTTTCGATTCAAAAGATGCTGGAGATCAAGGGTTGGTCGTGAAATGTTATGAGCAGACTATCGAGCTACTTGACCTGCCGAAGATCATCGCGGCGATTAACCAGAAACCTCGTGTCTACACGAAGCGCAAGGCCAAGGAGGGGGCGGCATGAGCGCACACGATTACAAAAAGATCGTCAAGAAGCATCCTGCCGCTGTCGTGCAATACCATCCTGCCGAAGCGGTCAGGAAGCGCGGGGATGACTGGCTAAACGGGCGCGAGTGCTGGAATGTTTCAGTTGAAACCTGCGTGGCCCTCCGGCATAACGGCCCAGATTTCAGCGATTACGTCAGCATGTGCAACATGGAGCGCGGCGAGCGGAGCAGAGTATGAGCGCGAACGAAGTTGTGCCAGGACTCTACGCCGACATGAGCATGGCTCAATATCTGGCCATTTCCGCCTTTTCTTCTGGCATGTGCCATACGATCCTGTCGGCCAGTCCGCTGCACGCGTGGACTGACAGTTGGCTTAACCCAAACCGCGAGCGCGAGGATTCGAGCAAGATGGACCTCGGGACTTATGCCCATGCGCTCCTGCTCGAAGGCGGCCACGTCGGACTAGTCATGATCGAAGCCGACGACTGGCGCGCCAAAGCCGCGAAGGAACAGCGCGACGAAGCGCGGGCGGCTGGCAAGCTGCCAATCCTCGCGCACAAATTGCCAGAAGTCGAAGCGATGGTCAAAACCGCCAAGGAATACATCGCCAACAGCGAAATCTCTAACGTATTCGATACTGGCCTACCAGAGGAGACGGTGATTTTTGATCTTGACGGAGTGCGTTGCAAGATTCGTCCTGACTGGCTGACCGCCGATTACGGGCTGATTCTGAGTTATAAAACGACCGCCGGAACCGCTAACCCGGAGTCCTGGATTCGCACTCAATTGCCGTCCTATGACGCCGCCACAGTGTTCTACGAAAAAGGGGTAGCTACCCTGTCACCTGATGACATGCCGCCCCGCTGCGTGCATCTGGTGCAGGAACAGAGCTATCCTTACGCCTGTTCGTTGATCTGTCTCTCGCCAGCATGGGACGATCTGGCAACTCGCAAGATGTGGCGCGCGGTCGGGATATGGAAAGAGTGCCTTGCAAACGGCTATTGGCCAGCCTACCCGGATCGAATCTGCCACGCCGAGCCGATGCCGTGGGAAGAACAGCGATTCGCGGAACAGGAAGCGAATAGCAAGTTCAGCGAGGAAGAATTAAAAGGAGGCGTGCCGCTATGAGCTTCACTTTCCGCAAGGCGACCAGAGAGAACGTCGGGCTGATTATTGGGCTGATAGGAGCCAGCGGCAGCGGCAAGACCTATACGGCGATGCGGCTCGCCAGCGGAATCTGCGGTGATAAGCCATTTGCGGTTATCGACACCGAGGCAGGACGCGCGAAGCACTACGCCGACCAGTTCAACTTTGACCATGGCGACCTCAAGCCGCCTTTCCGACCTGATGCTTACGCTGAGGCGATCATGGCTGCTGACAAGGCCGGATATCCGGTGATCGTGGTGGATTCCTGTTCTCACGAATGGGCCGGAGACGGCGGAATCCTCGATTGGGCTGACGACGAACTTACCCGCATGGCTGGCGACGATTACGGCAAGCGCGAGCGCGTGAAGATGGCAAGCTGGATCAAGCCCAAGATGGCACATAAGGCGATGATCCAGAAATTGCTACAAGTGCGCGCACACTTGATTCTGTGCTTCCGGGCAGAAGAAAAGATCGAGATGGTCAAGAACGCGCAAGGTAAAATGGAGATCGTTCCGAAGAAGTCCGCAATCGGGCTTGATGGATGGATGCCGGTATGCGAGAAGAACATGCCTTACGAGTTAACCGCAAGTTTCCTGCTCATGGCATCGCATCCTGGTATTCCGCATCCGATCAAACTGCAAGAGCAACACAGATCACTTTTCCCGTTGGACAAGCCAATCACCGAGGAATCCGGGAAGCGCCTCGCTGCATGGGCTGCTGGCGGATCACCGAAAGCCGCGACGATCCCGGCCACTTCAGAGAACGTATCTGACTTAGGGCCGAAAGGTAGTGCTAGCCAACCGGGATCGTCTGCGGCCCCCTACATCGCGCCAGAAGAAGCGCTCGCACTCGAAGCCCGTTGCACCGACAACGGAATAAACATCGACGCGCTCAAGAAAGCCGCGAAGGTAGAACGCTTATCGCTAATCCTTGAAGCCGATCTGCCGCGCTGTCATACGTGGATCGACACCGTTTTAACGAAGCGCAAGGCGGCAGCATGAACCTCCGCACTTGGCTCTACAACATCTGGCCCGCGCCGACGCCGAAAGAACTCGCGGCGCGCGAACTGGACGAAGCCGAGCGCAAGTTGCTCGAAGCGCACACTGGGCAGGAGTTTGCCGCGAGCATCATCAGCTACAATCAGACGCGCATCAAGCGACTGAACAAGTTTCTGGCGAGCCAAGGTGGTGGGTGATGGCCAAGCATAAGCCAACCGTAGTCTATTGCACGCACAAGGTGGGCGTCTATCCGTACGCGTCAATCGCAACGCATGACACCAAAAGCGTGAGGATTGGTATATGGCCGGGAAAGGGCAAATTAGGTTTTACATTCGCACTCACCCGCCAATTCGCCAAGATGCTCGCGCGTAGGATCAATCAATGCTTGGAGGATACGAAATGAGCGAAAAGAAAACCGCAGCGCCGCAGGTGTCGTCGTCTATCGGCAGCACGACGCGAAATCAAGCCGAGCCTGTGCCTGCTGCGGCCCCGAGCAAGCTGCCGCTGAGTGCGGAACAGATTGAGGATTGGAGAATCAGATTAACGCGCGGATATTTGCATTCTCTTTGTAACCAAGCCCTGCACGCGATTGAGCTTGAGCGCGATTTTTATGAATACATGAAAGACACAATGGCTGAGATGAACAGGCTTGAGGCCGAACTCGCAACCGCTCGCAGGGAGGAACGGGAGCGGTGCGCGAAAATCTGTGATGGGTGGGATCAAACTTCTGCTAAACGAATCCGCGCACTGGAGGATGAAAAATGAGTGACACGCCGAGGACTGATGAAATCGTGATTGGCGCAACTGCGGAACGATTGCTTTCAATGTGTCGAAAGCTCGAACGTGAGCTGGCAGCCTGCCAAGCGGAGAATGCCATCCTTAGAGAGCAGAACCTCGCCATGAACGCTACGTGCGTGAGATACGAGCAGGTAGAGCTGGAATTACCAAAAATACCAATAATCAGAAGATTCGGATGGCAGACAACTTAAACGGCCCCTTCATAGCCACGCGCAGCCCTTCCGACGTGGTAGCGCAATTAATTGGCGCAGTTGCCGATGCCACAATTGATGCCCTCGCCAACAAGCCCGCTGATGCGGGGAAGGAGTAGCCATGACAGCCGACATCATCGGCTATGCAGTTCTGATAGCCATCTTTCTATTTGTGGCGTGGAACATAAGATGACCACCAACCTTCAGGGCCGCAGCCCCGAGCATCAATCCGAAGATGAGCGCTGCGCTGCATACGCATGGCTGTGCGTTGCAGTGATGATAATCTGCGGGGCGCTAGGCTACTTACTCCATTGGATTACGATATGAATTCTCACGATCTTGCAAGATTGCTTTTGTCTTTCCCCGATCTTCCTATCGCAGTACACTGCAACAATCACACATACGCCAGCATCGCAGATTCTCGAAGCCACGGCGAGTTGAAGATTGGGTTATTGAATCACTATTCTGGCGCGCACATAGTAATTGGGAATATCTCAAAATTAAACATCAATCCTCCAAATTGGTTCATATCTGAAATGCTTTACGGAGATGCTCCTAAGGAATGGAATTACTACTGAGGTGCTTGGCTACGCGCTGCATTGGTTGCTGGCATGATCGACCAACTCGGGATTGCTATTTGTGGAGTAACCGCAGTATTTCTAAGCCAAGATTCGCGTGAGTCTTGGCGGAAATGGGCATGTATTTTTGGGCTTGCGCGGCAACCATTTTGGTTCTGGGCCACATGGAAAGCCGAACAATGGGGCATCTTGGCTTTGTGTTTCGTCTACGCCTATTCGTGGGCGCGCGGGTTGCGCACCTATTGGTTCAAGAAGTAAAAAACCAACAAGGAGGTTGCTGACGTGAATAAACTGATCAGAAAGCGGATATCCTATCCGATTTGCGAGGCCGCAACTACGCCAAAATGGTATAGACCTAATGGCGGTACATGCCCGTTCCGCGCTTCATTCGTGACTGAATCCGGTAAAAAGCTATGCAGAATTCACGCGAAATTGTCGCCAGAATGGATAAAAAACCCGTCAGGTTGAGCGAAGCCTGACGGGTTGTTGCCTATTGACTAAAGCATTTACCAAGCGCATAATTTTTGGCGCATTCCATCAATCTTTAATTTCTAGCGGAGTCCATCATGCGCTAACTGTCTCGCCGCAAGACTCAATGCAGCAACGGTTGAAATACCGTCACTTATCTTGAGTGTTATTCAAATTTGATTAAAATTTTCGGTAGGTCAGCGCCCGGCTCAAAAGGTCGGGCGCTTTGTTTCGGGGAGCGTTTGTTGGCAGGCGACGGGCAGGACCGGCGAGGAGGGTGCCGGCTAAGTTCCGGGCGCGTGCAGTTCCTTCCTCATTTCCGCAATCGTGGCGTTAAGCGCCGCCCACTCGGCGTCGTTTGGATCGCGCTTCTCGGTCTGCATTCCCTGCAATGCGGTGGTTGATTGACGAATATGCGCCTGAACGTCCAATCCAGCCGTAATAAGCTGCGGAACGATTTCGAGCGCCTTGATTGCGAATGCGGCAAGCGTTAGTGGGTCCATTATTTCACTCCCAAGGTTGACGTAATGGTAATAAGCGCCTGCACCGCTTGGTTAGCCGCGGTGATAGCAGTCTGCGCGTTCAGGCCCGCGCCGGGCGTCCTGACGATGTTCTGCGCTGCGGTCAGGGCTGCGTAGGCGGCATCATCGGCCGCCTGTAACTTGGCAACTACCGCTTTATCCGAGCAAAGCACCGGCGAGGTAGGCTGCCCACAGGCCGGGAGCTGCTTGTAGGCCACCGCTACAGATAGCGCCGCTGCATAATCGCCCTGAATGGCGTACACGTCCTGCGCTGGCGTTTGAGGGGTAACGGCGCACGCGGCAATGCTGATCGCTGCCACGGCCACCAGGAAGCGAATATCGGCCCGTCCTGACTGGTTTCCCGGACTGATTAGGTGAACGGCCTGAGTTGCCGAAATCCTGCCCCAGATGCCGATCAGCGCCCCTGCAACGCCGGAAATGTCATTTGCAAGCCCGGTAATGTCCCCAGGGAAGTACCAGCCGAGACGGGATGCCACTTGGGACAAAAGCCCGAGCGCGATGCCCCAGAACGTGACTGAGGTAAAGATCGACTTGCTATTTGGGTCCATTATTTCTCCTTTGGTGGTTAAATCGCTGAATCAAGAGTTTCAGCATGCCCGCTTAATTCCCCGACCAAGATATCGAGTTGACGAACGATATTTTGTAACTGCCCCTCAATTGTGGCGGGGGGTGGCATACTCTCGGCTCCCGTTGCTACGTCAGCAGGGCGCGGATTAATAAGCCTGTTAATTGCCGCGCCGATTCTTCTTTCTGCTTCAACTAAAGACTTCAGGCGTGATTCGATTTCTCCGATTTTGGATTCGAGAAGTGTTTGCGGTCTTGGTGCATCTTGCTGTGCTCTAAGATTTGCCATCTGATTCTCCTTTTGGTTGTGATTTGAAGTACTCGAGTTCGCCTACGGGTGGTTCGGTTGACGCTACCGGCCGATCTGCCGCTTGCTTGCTCGATCCGAGCCAATAGCCGGTAGCCAGCAGCGCCAAATTGATAACGGTTTGCAGGATCATACTCCGTTCTGACTGATCCGTGCCCGGCACGCTCAGGATCAACACGGACACGTAACAGAATAGGCCGACAAGGATGTAGGTGACAGCCTTCTGCGTGGAAAACTTCGCGCCGTCGAAGTCAAACGGCTTGGCGCGGCGTTCTTCGGTGTGAAACAGGCTCATGGCATAAACGTGCGATGCCCCGAGGCCGGCGCGCGCGAGGTGATATGCGCCCAGCCCGGCGTCGCGCTTGGTGCTTCGCGATATGCCCCGTGCGCCGCAAGGATGGCGTCCGTCAGGTAGGCGTCCAGCGCCCCGTCAGGATCGTAAACGTCGCAGGCCAGCCCGAGCTTGTGTGCGCTGTGCGGTGCGCCGATCGGACATGATTGAGGGCGGAAGCCGCCATATTGCTCGCCGGATACGTATGTCTTGGTGCGCGGGTTGATTTTCAGGTCGATGCCATGCGCCTCGGCCTCTATGAGCAACGGATTGAGAACATTGTCGAGGAAGTCTTGCGCGTTGGCCTTCACTTCGTCGGTCGCATCGTCGCAATCGAAGAAGTTGCCGAACAGGTCAAGGATGGAGATCATAGCCAACCCATCGTCTTGCCGAATGTCGCGCCCGCCGCCGCCACGATCAGCAGCGCCCCGCCGAACCTGCCCAGTCTTGATACTCCGTCCAACCACGCATTTATGCGGCGGCTCACGCAGACCAGGTGCTTCACGTCGGCCTGTATGCCAGGCACCCCATTGCCGTCACCGAACACAGCGAGGCTCAGTTTCTCCACCCGCTCTCGTGTCTGCGTATTGGCTTCCACATGCTGCCGAAAGCTATTCGATAGCCACTGGTAAAACTCGTCTCGGCTCAAGGCTGGATCACCCATGATTTTTCTTCCTTGTTGGTTACCTCAATTCATCCCGGCTTTCCGCCCGCTGCCGGGGGGCGTCGAAACGCGCAGGGAGTTGGCGCGTGGCATTATGAGTTCGGGAATGCTGCTGTCGGAGGCGTGAAATTACTCGTATATCGGGCAAGGCCCTTTGTAATTCTCACGTCATCTATATAGCCGTCGTAAAAAACGCTGTTGCAGGCTCCGATAACTAAATAGGCTGAGGTTGAAACATCCGGCGTTCCCGATATTGTTCCGGTCGCATCCTGCACTCCATCAATAAATAATCTGATCGTTGTGCCACTTAATGTCATTGCCAAATGATGCCACGTGCCAGTGGTTACGGTTGTCGTTCCGGTAACAAAAGTTGCGGCCGATCCGTTCCAGTAATACCACTGGATTTTCCCGGTAGCATTGGTTCCGAAAGACCAGTCTTGACTCAATGTCGTAGGGGCCATCTCCCCAATCTGGACAGGGCCGTAAGCCCCATTTGTTTTATCTGTGTTCGTCCTACACCACATTTCAACCGTATAATCCTGCGACGGCCAAGCCCACTCGGCGGTTCGTGGCGTTGTAATATAAGCGTTAGTTCCGTTATATAACCCTGAAGCTCCTCCAAATTTGTATTGCGCGGTGCTTATCTGCGCTCCACCGCCAACTGTAAAGGTGTGCCCAATCTGGTCTGTAAAGGTTGTCGAACCATTCGAACCATCCATGTGCATTAGAAGCACAACAAGGTTAAATCCAGCGCTTATAGAATTGCTTGCAGCGCTCTCTGCCGAGTTGCCCGCCGCGTTCGTCGCATGGACAGTGAACGTATAGGACGTGTCGTTAGCCAGACCATTGACAGTGATCGTGCCAGAGCCTGCCTGACTGAGCGTGCCCGTGATGTTCCCCGGCGTCGAGGTCGCCGTGTAGCTCGTGATGGCCGAGCCGCCGTTACTCGCAGGCGCGGTGTAGGGAACCTGTGCAGTGGCATTGCCTGCAACAGCAGTGCCGATCGTTGGGGCGCCGGGGACAGTTGCGCCGAGAATATTAATTCCAGTCCTTGAGCCAGATCCGCTTCCGATGTTTCCGGTAACTTTGGACATGCCGGTAATGGCGCGTCCACCTAATGTTGAATTACCAGAACTCACGAGCCGATACGCCCCGTCAATAAGGCCGATACGCCGGTCGTCAGGCTAGATATGACCATGCGGCAATAAGCCCAGGGCGCCACCGCGGCAAAGCCGTCCGCTCCGGTCCCAGTACCCACCGCCGAACAGGTGCCGTAGGCAAGCCAGGCCACGTTGTCATTTGAAACTTGGACGGTAACCGCGCCGGTTATTACAGCGCTCGCCCCGGTTGATGTGGTTACGACGGTAGCCTGAAACGATGTCGGCCCCCGCGGCATTGGATAGGGATTGCTGGTCGCTGCAACGCTCTGTGACGTGAAGAGTTCAATCGTCTTGACGACGCCAAGGTCAGCCATTTGTGTCTCCAGTCGCCCTTCTGGGCGCGTTAGCAGAGTTATACGCCTGTTGACATAATTTAGTCATTAGGATATATAGTCACGTATGCAAGGGCTTATACCAACTTGGAAGCCGCTCACACCGCTTCAATTAAGGGTTCTGGAATTCATCTGCAGATTCCACGATGAGAATGGATATCCGCCGACACGTGGTGAAATATCGAAGTACTTTGAATGGGCGAACGCGAGCGCCGCCCAGAAGCACATGAATCTCATCGCCAGGAAGGGCTACATCAAAATCATGCCTAAGATTGCGCGGGGGATAGTGGTGGTGATGCGCGGATGATATGAAGCGTATCGTGTTTGGAGTTTGCGCTGTTATTCTATTGGTGATAGCGCCAATATCGGGTGCACTTGGCCCGCTAATAGATGGTGCCGGAATTGCGTCAGCATTTCCAATTGGGGTAATAATGGCAATAGGACTATTCTCTGCAATTATGTGCTTTTACGGTGACTGATGACTAAGACAGTCTTAGCTCACGGCACTTACGACCTTCTGCACATTGGCCACAAGAAACATTTGCAGAAAGCCAAGGAATACGGCGATCGTCTTGTTGTCAGCGTGACTTCTGATCGATGGGTGTGCAAAGGTGATGGTAGGCCGATATTCAATGAAGAGCAACGCATGGAGATGATTGCCGCGCTCAAGTTTGTGGACAACGTAATCCTGTCCGACCACGAGAACGCCGTTGCGGTCATCAACATCGTGCGGCCCGCGTTCTTCGCGAAGGGGCCTGACTATCTCAACGGCGACAAAACCGGAAATCTGGCGAAGGAGCGTGCGGCGGTTGAAGCGTGTGGTGGGAGGTTGATCATCGTGACAAACGATATCGTTTATTCATCAACCGAAATTATCAGCGGAGAACTGCTGCGAAAGAGAATCGATCAAGCCGGCAGGGGGCGCGGTGTCGAATAGGATTCTGGTCGTCGGAGATCGGATGCTAGATGTTTACTGGTTCGGTAACGTCGAGCGCATTTCCCCAGAAGCACCAGTGCCTGTAGTCAAGATGGGCAGAATGGAAGAACGAGCGGGCGCGGCAGCCAATGTCGCCCTTAATTGCATTGCGATGGGTGCAACCTGCGACACGCTGTATAGCCCGAGCGCCAAGGCGGTCACGAAGATTAGAGTTATCGCCAAGCAGCAGCAGGTTGTCAGGGTAGACTTCGACGAGCCACAAGAACCCGTTATTCTGAAGGAGTTTCAACGCTTGTTGGGAGATGCTAACGTGGTTGTATTCTCGGATTACGGCAAAGGGTCTCTTTCATTCGTTGCGTCCCTTATCGCGATTTCCAAAGAGTCCGATAAGGCGGTTCTGGTTGATCCAAAGGGCCACGATTACGAGCGCTACCGCGGGGCCGATGTCATCAAGCCCAACCTCAATGAGTTGCGTGAAATGGTTGGCGGTTGGGGCAGCGAGGAACAAATGGCGCAGAAAGCCGAACGCTTGCGACGAGAATCGGCAATTGGGGCAATTCTGCTTACCAGAGCAAGCGCCGGCATGACTCTCTTTACTGAAGCGGAGGTCATTCAAATACCATGCGTTGCGAAGGATGTATTCGATGTGTCGGGCGCTGGCGATACAGCGATTGCGGCGCTAGCGGTCGCTCTTACGCGCGGCCACACGCTCGTTGAGGCAGCGCGTTACGCAAATAAAGCGGCCGGTATCGTAGTGGGCAGATTCGGAACAGCAGTTGCGACAGCGGAGGAAGTGTTCGGATGAAACTTGTTGATGCCATAAAACAGGCCAAGCGCGTTTATCTTTGCGGCAATGGCGGGAGTGCCGCCAACGCAATCCACATCGCGAACGATCTTATCTCTGTCGGCATCCGTGCTTACGCGCTCACCGCTGACGTTTCAACGCTCACCGCCATCGCGAACGACCACGGATACGAAGAAGTATTCTCCATGCAATTGCTGGTATTCGGAGAGCCTAGCGATCTGCTTATTGCGCTGTCGGGCAGCGGCAATTCCATCAACATCTTGAAGGCGATTATCACCGCCAATAGAATCGGGATGGCGACCTTCGCAATTACGGGTTCCTTCGCAGATCCTCATGCCTTTACCTACGCAGACGGCGGCGAGATGGAAGGAGACACGATGCAGGATGCAGAAGCATATCAGATCGTTGCCGGGCACGCAGCGATGCTGCAACTGAAAAAGGAGCGTCAATGAGAGTGGCTTTGGTAACGGGCGGCAATCGTGGCATCGGCTTGGCTGTGGCAAACAGACTGCGAGCATCTGGCCACGTCGTCCACGCATGGACACACGGCACCGATGTTCGCGACGAAGCGCAAGTCATCGACGCAGTGGATAAGATCGGGACCATTGATGTTCTTGTGAACAATGCCGGGGTATTCGGCCCAATCGGTTCCGCTCTTGGCTACATACGCTACGAGTGGGATAACGTGATGGCAGTCAATCTCACCGGCCAGTTCCTTGTGGCGAAGCACGTCATCCCCGGCATGGTGCGTCGGGGCTATGGTCGCGTTGTCAACATGAGTTCCGCGGTCGGCAAGGACGTGAACCCGATGGCGCCGGCATACTCCGTATCGAAGGCTGGCGTGATTGCGCTCACGAAATGCTTGGGGAAAGAGACTGCCAAAACAGGCGTCACGGTGAATTGCGTTACGCCATCAGCGGTCAGAACGTCTTTATTCGACGGCGTGCCCGAGGAGCAACTTCAGATCATGCTGCACAAATGCCCGATGGAAAGATTCGTTACCGTTGAGGAAGTCGCATCGCTTGTTTGTTGGCTGGCGAGTGAGGAATGTTCGGGGACTACTGGGGCGACGTTTGACTTGAGCGCAGGTAGAACGCAATATTAATACCATGAGGCTTTCAGATTACGTCGCAGACTTCATTGCTGATCTCGGCATCACGCACGTTTTTGGTGTCGTCGGCGGCGGCGCAATGTACTTGAATGATTCATTCGGACATCATGAGAGGTTTAAATATGTTGCGTGTAATCATGAACAGGCTGCCGCGATGGCTGCTGAGTCTTATGCTAGGATATGCGGTATTGGCTGTGTTCTTGTTACCAGTGGGCCTGGCGGTACGAATGCAATCACGGGAATTGCTTGCGCTTGGGTTGACTCTACCCCTCTTATTGCTATTTCTGGACAGGTAACGCGCGACCAACTGATTGCAGATACCGGGCTGCGTCAATTCGGTGTGCAGGAAACTGACATCGTTACGCTCGTCAAGTCAATCACCAAGCATGCGGTGACGATCAAGGACGAGAAGGATATTCGCTACGAGTTGGAGAAGGCGGCTTACATCGCCAACTCCGGAAGGCCGGGACCGGTCTGGATCGACATACCGCTCGACATCCAGAGCAAGCAGATTGACCCTGATCTGCTACGCGGCTATATCCAGCCAGATCGTGTTGAAAAAGACTGGCGGACGACCGCACTGCATTGCCTATCCATGTTGCGACAGTCCAAACGCCCGGTACTGATCATTGGCAACGGCGTGAGGTTAGCGGGCGCGCAACATGAAATACGCGAACTGATCGGTGCGCTCGGAATCCCGGTAATCTCATCATGGTCGGCAGCGGACATGATTGCCGATGGTCCTTGCCACATCGGCCACATGGGACTATTCGGAGACCGCGCATCAAACTACGCTGCCCAGAACGCCGACTTGCTGCTCATCATGGGGTGCCGCATGTCAGTCCCGATGATCGGCTACAGCTTCCCTAAGTTTGCGCCTACTGCAAAAATCATCATGGTCGATATTGACAGCGCGGAGATGAATAAGCCATCGCTGCGTGTTGATCTGAAGATTGAGTGCGACGCGAAGAAATTCGCCAGAACCCTCTTAGAAACGCAAGCGGATGGATTGGGTGACAGAGAAGAATGGCGTTGGCAATGCGAGATATGGCGCGACAAATATCCCGTCGTGCTGCCAGAGTATGCCGAGCAGAAATGATTTGCTCTGCCCCATCGTGCGAAAACCCTCAAATGGCAAAAGGTCTTTGCCAACGTCATTATGACGCCAAGAGGCATGTTACGTCGTATATCAGTAAGAGGAAACCAAAACCTCCTTGTTCTGTATGCGGATTGCCATCTAAAGCTAAGGAACTTTGTGAAAAACATTATCATTCCGCTCGTTATCAGGAACAAAAGGAAAGGCTAACGGAAATTAATAAAGCATGGCGCGAGGCAAATCCAGGGAAACGGCGTGCAGCAGAACAGAAGCGCAGAGCAGCCAACCCTGAAAAATACCGCGCTATTAAGATGCGATGCCGAGCCGCTAAACCAGATCACTATCTGGCCGTTGATCGTGCGTGGAGAATTGCAAACAAATTACGCGTTAATAAAGCTGGCGCCGAATGGAAGCGCCGCAACCCAGACAATGGAATGGCTCACGCAGCAAAAAGGCGCGCACTTAATCACGGCGCTGATGGACACCACAACGCATCTGAAGTTAGAACATTATTTGATCTCCAAAAAGGAAAATGCGCTATTTGTAGTCATGATCTTCCTAAACCATATTGCAAAGACCATATTAAACCGCTGTCTCGCGGAGGCTCTGATTGGATTACCAATATTCAACTTGTCTGTTTGTCATGCAATTCGTCAAAACGCGATAAAGACCCAATTACCTTCATGCAGCAGCGCGGGTTTCTTCTATGAGTATCAACAGTTATTATTTTATCAAACTACTTTCTGATGCGCTCCCAGCGGACGCCACAGTGGTTGTCGGAACCGGAACATCGTTCACTTGCACATATCAAGCGGCCAAAATGAAGATCGGCCAGCGCTGGCTTTCGGCTCCGGGCTACTCGGCGATGGGTTACGCATTACCCGCGTCGATAGGGGCCGTATTTGCTACGGGCAAGAAGGTCGTGTGTATTGTTGGCGACGGAGACTTCCAATTCAACATCCAGGAACTTGCCACAATAGCCCATCACAAGCTTCCTATCATCATCTTCGTCTTGAATAACGGCGGGTATCTTACGATCAAACACATGCAGGATAACCATTTCGGACGCAGGGTTGGCAGTGACGATGGAAGTGGTATATCGTTTCCTGACTTAATTCCTTTGTCAAATGCGTACGACATTCATTATTCATGTCTGGACGATGCCCAAGATGTCCGCCTGTTTTTAGACCGCATCCTAGACTATACTGGCCCCGCAATTTGCGAGATTGCCATGCCGCCAGACCAGCCACTAATCCCCCGCGTGCAGTCGCGCAAGAATTCTGACGGTTCTGTAAGCTCTGGCGACATCAGTGACATGTATCCGTTTTTGGATCGCGCCGAGTATGAGGAGAATATGAGCGTGTCTAAATGAGCGATCCTATCAAAGTAATTGTCAGTTTCGGCGACGGAGTGCCTGATGACTGCCAAGCCAAAGCGTTATTCGACTTCGAGGTAAATTTGAGGAAGATATCGGGGCTTGATTGCCGCGTGTATAAGCATAGGATGAAAGACGATTCGCAACTTCGGGTTATCATGGATGCAAGGCGCGCAAAATGAAACTCGGGGTCGTGAATCCGAATGGCAGCGGTAACTTTGCATTGCTTGATCTTCCGGTTCCGCTAGAGCCAGTCATCGTGGACTTGGACAGACCATTGGAAGAGCAGTTTCCGGCCGGAATATACTTGGATGCGGCGAAGAAGATGATAAAAGAGGAATCGCTATGAGCAGCGAAGTCGCGAACGAGATGACGGCAAGGCTGATTATCGACGGTACTAAAATAGGCTGGCACAAGGAGCGAGTCGAGGCTTGGATGAGGGGCGAGAGGGTGGCTCCAATCACCATGGATATTGCGTGGTCGCGCCGTTGCAACGCAGCCTGCTCGTTTTGCGCCGCCAAGACCCAGGCATCGGCATCCCCCGCTCTGGACATTCCGCGCGAGAAGGCATGGGAGTTCCTCGATGACGCCGCCGAAATAGGCGTCAAGGGGATCAGCCTTATCAGCGACGGCGAGTCTACGCTGGTTGACTACTACGCAGACTCCATCGAGTACGCAGGGAGGCTAGGCATCAAGATCGGGCTTGGCTCAAACGGCATCGCGCTCGAACGTCCGTTGCTTGAGCGCATCCTGCCTAGCGTGTCATACCTGCGCTTCAATTTCTCCGCCGGGACTCGCAAACGCTACTCTGAAATCATGGGAGTGAAGCCAGCAATTTACGACAAGGTGAGTCAGAATATCCGTGATGCGATGGATATCGTCAACTCCAGCGGGCTTGAATGCAACGTGAATATGAATTTGGTATTAGAGCCGAAGGACTCTGATCAGTTGCTGCCGTTCGCCCACCTTGCGAAGGAGCTTGGCGTTCACTATGCGGTAATCAAGCACTGCGCGACCGACGATGACGGCATGATCAAGGTGAACTATGCCGACTACGATGCGCTGGAGGATACCTTCAAGGAGTGCGAGGCACTAACCGATGACAGGACGCGCATAGTAGCCAAGTGGAACCGCATCGGGAAAGCTGCTGTGCGTCAATATACTCGCTGCTATGGACCACCATTCATATTGCAGATGAGCGGAAACGGCCTGATTGCTACGTGTGGTCCGTTTTTCAACGAGAAGTACAAGGCGTTCCACATTGGCAACATCATGCGCACGAGATTCAGAGACATCTTCAAGAGCGAGCGGTATTGGGAGGTCATGCGGTATATCGGGTCTGATCAGTTCAATCCACAAACAAGATGCCCTCCAAATTGTTTGCAACACTTGGCAAACAAATTTCTTTTCGATCTCAAAAACGGTGACGCAACATTCCCTACAACTCCCACGCCACCGCAAGTGGAGTTCATCTAATGCGCGCCGCCTTCGTAATCAACGCCCGCCAGAAGCAGGATTATGTCGCCCGTTCCGTCCGTGGCGCTCTTGAGCAAACATATCCATGCGAGGTCGTGTTAAGCGATCAATGTTCAACGGACCAGACTTTGCAAATTATGCGCGACACGGTTGACTCTTTCGGTCCGACGCATCACACCGTCAAGATCGTACAATGTCCTATCGATCTTCCGTTCAGCATGGAAGCGGCCAATAGGCACATGGACTGGCTATGGCAGCAGACTTCGCCAGAGTGCGACTGGATATTCCAAGCGTCAGCGGATGACTACAGCCTTCCTGATCGCGTTAAGATCTGCATGGAAGCCGTTGATGCCAATCCATGCTCTGCGGTTGCCTGCACGATGTTTTTTGAAAAGCCGGGGGAGACTAACCGCCAGTCCGTGTCTGGTTATCCGCGTGAGAGTGGCTATATCAAGGCTGGAGAGGGCCTGATGCGGCTCGCCTACGGCTCGACGATTGGCGGATACAGCAGGGAGTTCTTGGCTAAGTATGCTGCGCTGGCTGGCAAGCATACGCCGGACGTTCTCTGGGGCTGGCTGGCAGCATTAGACAAGGGATTCTACGTCGTGTCGAATCCGCAGCACGTTCATTGCGAGGTAGCCAGCCTTACGAACATGGGATTTCAAGGCAAGTTGAGAGCCGCAACTGGCGAGGATGCCTTGAGGGTTGCCGAGTTAAACCACTTCCAACTCTGCAACCTGTATGATCGCTGCGCAACGCTTGCGCAGGAGTTCCATCCTGATGGGGTACCCGCCGATGATTGGAGTGCGGTCATCCAGATGGTGCTTGGACAGACCGGGGCTTGGTTGAGAGCGCGGGAAGTATTGCATGAACACGGACTAACACCGGGAGTACTTTGATGGACGAATGGCATAAGGCATTGGTGATGGTTTTTCGCAAGCTCGGCATTGTTGAGATGCTCATAACGCAAGCGGACATGGATTCAATTCAGGCCATCGAAGACGGGGACAAGCGTCCTGCCGTGATAGCATTTCAGAGTGAGGATGGAATACACATTCGACTGACCACGCAGGAAGAAGCGCGGCAGATTACGCCGATGAATGGTTAGTCAGTACATCAGCCATATCGCCAGCAGTAATCCGCCAAGGCCAACAAGCGGGGAGAACTTGTCTGAGACGTAGCACACTGCTGCAAAGAATATAAGATAGGCGAGAATCCAGAATACGATCACTGCCTGATGTCCTGACCGACACTTTGCCGAATCTCACGCGGCGCGGACTTTATAAACCTCTGCTCGCGTGACATACCGATTTCCCTGATCCTTCTCGCAATCTGCCCGGCATTAATTGCCACTCTAAGGCCAGGATTGTCAGTGTTCCATTGAATCATCTTGCGCTTGGCTTCCTCGATAGCTTCCTTGTCACGCTCCATCAACCCTCGCGCCATCTGCGACGCAATGGCGTCTTCCATGACACGCTGCATGGCGATGTCCTGCTGATTCTGGCCCACGATGCGAGTTTCGCGCGCCACTTCTGCCGGCTGGAATCCGACCATTTTCACAAAGGCATCGGCCGCGCTGGCATCCATCACCTTCCTGCCTTTGGAATCCCTGTAGACACCCGTCTCGACCATATCCACGCCTTTGGCGAGGTTCTGTAACGCGCTTGGCAGCAATGCCTTGGTTTCACTCGGGCGCCCCGTGGCGAGTCCTTCCGTGGCCGTCCCGACGTTCTTGAATAGCGTCGCGGCCGGCCCTAGTATTTCCATGATGTCCCGTGTTTTATCAGGCTCGGATGCCTTGAGCATGGCCGAGCCAGGAATCAGGTTGTGCATCCCCATCCGGGCCGATACGTCGAGCGGCATCCCTGGTATCGCGCTTGTGCCATTCAGCAACACTTCCGCCATGTCCTTGCCAAGATATTCCGTTGCCAGTTTCCGCAATGCCTTCTTGCTGTTCGTGCCGTAGCCAAGCCACTGGCCGATTGTGTCGATGATATCCTCCGCGTCCTCGGCAAATGGGAGGCCCTGCATTCCAGCAAAAACCATGAGCGTGAGCATCATGACCGCGAAGGCTTTCTTGTCTGTGTCGTAAAGACGCTTCGCCAGTTCAATGTAGCTGATATTGAACTGCTTAAACGTCATAATTACACTTCCGATGTTGCCGCGGCTCAATTCAACCCGGTTTGCCTTATTGTAGGTGAACTGAGTTGCCTCGACTGCCTCGCGAGCGAATTCGTATGGGTGATCCATCTTTTTTTCTACGGCTATTCGGTATGCGGCAAGGAATGTCGTCCCGCGGTTGAACTGCTCCGTAAGACTGTAGATAGAACCCCACAGGAACATTGCCTTGCGGAAGGCGAGGCGGCTCGGAATCTTGATCCCCATGCTTTCCATGACGCTCGTCAGTTTGTTCCACGTCGGGCTGTCGCCCAACATCGACGCGGCTCCTTCCGCCCTAATCTGATGGATTTCCTGCGGCGCGATGATGCCTTCCTTGACGCCTTTCTCGTAGGCAATCGCCTCGGCCTTGGTAAGCCTCTTGCGCCCTGTCGCATAATCGTATGCTGCTTTGGCCAGTTGCCTGACGCCGTTTCCGTAGTTCGTGAACTTGGACAGGTATGGTGCGGTCACGAGAACCGGCTGCGTCATGTTGATTGCACCGAAAGCAAGCGATCCGAGAATATAATAATTCGCGAGGAATCCCCGCATCATCTGGGATTCTTCCTGCGGGTCGGAAACGTAACGGACATATCTCGTTGCGTAGGCTTGCAAGTCACCGCCCTTAACATCCTGCACGCGGGAAAGCATCTCTGCCCCGTGATAATTGCTCGACGTGCTTCTAGCGGTAGAAACAGTGAACTGCGCCAACACGCGCGACAAATCCTTGGAATATCCAGCCACGCCCTTGCGATGAATCTGGCGTTTCATGACGCTGCGCTCGGTTGCCGCCATCCTGAAATATGCCTGCATGACAGGATCGGCGGACATCGGATTGCCTTGTTCATCCTTCATGTGTTCGGCAAAGTGCTGCAAGGCATCGACATTTAACCCTTGAAAAATCTTGTAGGCTTCGTCATTCATTATGCCGCTGGTAACGATGCCTTGTGGATATTCGTTTCCGAGTTCTCGCCTTGCGATGTTTGCAGCTTCCTGCGTTTCGTATCGCCCGAAGAACAGTTCTTCCCGCGTTCCGTCAGGACGCATCTGGTGGACGTTGACCGCATATTTCCCGAAACGCATCAGAGGGAAATAACCGTGGGCATTAAGACGATTGGTCTTATTCTCGATGTCTGAAACAGACGCCTTGAACGCATTGAGTTCGTCGATTTTCTTCTGAGATTCATCGCGCTCGCCCATGTCGTTCATCGACTGCATTCTGAGTGTAAGGCCAGCGATCTTCGCATCAGCCTTATCTCTCGCCACTTGCGCTACGTCAGCAAGGCCCATGCCGTTGTCGATCGTAATCTTGTGCGTTCTGGCTATGCGGGAGATTAGCGACTTGGCGTGCTCATCCATCGTGTGCGCAGCGGAAGCGAGCGCCTGCCGGTAGACCTTGATCTGTCTGTCGTTCAGCGGCGTAAAGACGTTGGCCATCCTGACCGATTGACCGTTCGTCGAAGTCGTAACCGCCGACCCCGTGCGCAACTCATCATCCGTCCACACCTTGCCATCCATGGGATTGCCGCCACCCCACAGAGTTCCTTCGTTCAGCGCGGATTGAACCGCATCAATATCCACTTGCGATGGCGCTTTCTTTGCGAAGTCAGAAAACTTCTCGATGCGCGGCAGCAGATCAGGGGCAAGGTCAGCGGCTTCATTCGCCACCCTCGATATGTCGTGGTTGAAGTCCTGTGCCTCTTGATAGACCGGAGCAAATGATGGATGAGTTTCTGCGATATGAAATGGCGTGTTGACCTTGCTGATGACCCTGTTCAACACGCGGTCAGAGCGCGTCAGATCATCGAATAAAAGCCGCGCTGAATTCATTGGAGAGTTTCCGGCTACGGCGGAACGCGCTTCGTTGATATTGTATCCCGGCTTGGGTTGCTCGGCTCTTTCGGGTTCATTCCATACCATCTGCCTCGCTGCCAGCACCATCCGCGATCCGTGTCCATATTCAGTCACATGACGCGGCTGCAGAACCCCCCATTGGCTGCGTGTAGCATGATGCCCGTCATTGTCTGGCTTCGTGTCAACGGCATCAGTCAAGGCACCTTTCTTGATGAGCCAATCGAAACGCGCAGGATTCTCAGCAACTATGAAAGCGCCGCCTGCGCTGCCGGTCCCGTTCATGAACTTTCGAATGCGGACTAGCGCGCGACCGCGCTGCATCGGGTCTTTGCCTTCGAGCAGCATGGTTTCAGGGACTTCGGCCAATGCCTGAACTTGACCTTGAGCATTCGTGGCTATGAGCGTTGCGTAGCCCTTCTTGGTCTCCAGCATATTGCCAACGGCCACGATCCCCGACGGGCCTACTATTGGCATACCAAGAACGTCGTGCGCAACCTCTGGCATCCTTTTAGTCTGAGGCGGGAACCCTAAATCTGAGAAGCGCCCGACGTTGCTCTTTCCATTTTTGTCAATTACCGCGGCTTCGTTGTGGTCGATGACCACATGCCCCAAGAATCCCGGCATTTCTTTCGCCAGTCTGATCGTCATTTCCTCATCGGCACGGCTCGGAATAGCGCGTCCGGACGGATGATTGTGCAGGACGTAATAACCGTCTGCTTCTAATTGTGCCATTTCGTGCTTCAGGAGCGCCCTGCGAAGGTTGGCTCCCACGCCGGTCTCGCCAGCCTTGACGCGTTTCGATACCGCGGAGGTTTCAATGGAAAACGCTACGGAACCCGGCAGGCGCGAAGTCCATCCGGTATGCCCAACGATTTGCCCCGCCTTGACAAAGAATACCCGCATCGTCTCGAAGCGCGGGTCGCGCAGGATCTGCGCAGCTAAGGCAAGCTCTGAGGCGCTTCCGGCTTGTTGCCCGATGAGTTCGGCGCCGGCACGTTCTTGGAAATCGCGCCATAAAGCGGAACCAAGTAACGTGGCGCCCGCTCGACGATCACCACCGAAGAGTCCGCGTAATGCAGCAATGCCGAGCCGTCGCTGAACATCTGTCGTGCCGGGTCTGGTGGGCGTGTGGTCATAGATGAGTTCCAGTTGGTCTGGATTGTATGCTTGTTTCGGTTGTGCCAGCAAATCACCTTGGCCAACCGCTGCCTCCCTAGCCACGCCCTTGTCGATTTCGCCTTTGCGCCTGCGCGTAGTGGCTCTGCTAGGTTCGGCTTGACGTTCGTCACGGATAGCATACTTGTCGCCACCCCACGATACCGCCGTTGCGCTGTGCGTGTCGCTCGTGATCGTGGTGGTAGTTGTCTCGAATGCGTTGTCGTTAATGCCGAAGTATGATTCCGCGCTGGTCGAATCCGGCAGGATGACGACCTGCGATTTGCCGGCAAAGTTAGGAATGATTACGTTGTCGATAAATTCCGGCAGCGCATTGATACAGCCGTAGGATATACGGTTGTCGTTCGGGTTTTCCGATTGCAGGCGTTGCATCCGCTGCTCAGATGGGGTCCCGAGGTAGACGCGATGCACGGCAAGCTGTGTTGCACCATAGTCAGCGAAATAAAGGCTGTTTCCGTACTCGCCGGATTTGATTTGTGCCGGGTATATTCCGGCCGGCGTAATCTTGTCGGCTTGGGTCGTCTGTTCGATTGGCTTCGCGGCCTGTTCTGCGGTTAGGATATCGCCCTTCGAGGCACCGAACAGCGCCGGGGATTTTGCGATCAGCGCCCCGTCGCCGTCAAAGGCATACATTACACCATTAAGCTTGTCGGCCAGCAAGAACGGACCGCCCTTGGTCAAGCCATTCCGCACCATCCAGTCAGCGGTAATGTGCGCGTCAGCGGAAGCTGAAACGCCCTTGAAATCAGCGCGCGGCTTCTCTCTGATTTCAGTGAGCGTTTGCTGAGTCGGCTTGACCATCACCGGCATGATCGGCTGCGCCACGTTGAAATTCATGGCGACAGCAATCGACAGCAACCCGTTGCGCGTAGCCTCGTAGACCTTCTGGAACAGCTTGCCGAGAGTGGTGGCGACATTCTTTGCGCCTTGTTGCAACCATTCGGCATAGCCTTGCAGGAACTTCTTGGACGCGGACGGTGACCATTCTTTTTCACCAAGTTCGCGGGCGGCTTCGGCCTTATCGGCGTCGGTTAGCGCGGATTCGACTGAAGCGGACAGATCGGGAGCTAGGTTTGTTCCGCTGGCAATCTTGACTGACGCTAGCAAATCTCCCTGCCCGGCCGCCTCGTCCGTCGTCACTTTCTTAACTACCGGCTTCGGAGCTTCCTGACCTAGCGCAAATTCAACGCGAGCTTTCTCGATTTCCGCTTTCTTCGCGGCTTCGCGCTCGGCAAGGACTTCGGCTTTGCGCCGATCAGTTTCGGCCTGATTGGCCTTCCGCGTTTCTTCTGCGGCAAGAGCGGCTTTGTCAGCCGCTTCCCGTTTGTCTATTGCGGCTACGCGCTCTGCTTCGGCGCGGGCTTCGTCGGCGGTCTGGCCGGTGAGTTCGAGGGCTGGCTTTCCTTGTCCCACTTCGCCTTGATCAACTGGCGCGCGAGCGGTTTCAGGTGCTTTGGCAGGTTCGCCAAAGAGGGAATCGAGTTCCGCATTTTGTTGCTCCTCAGTCATTGTATTCCAACCAGAAGGGGCTGGTCCAGCCAAGGCCGTCGCAGCCTCCGCCTCTGCCTTCTCAGCGGCCTTGCGTTCACGGCTCAATTGGTCGAATACCGCCTGTTCATCAAAGGCGGAACGGTGAGTTCCGGGATTGGCCATCTCGTCGGCAATCATGTCGCGAACTTGCTGCGCGCCGCCATCCACGGTATCCGTATCTATCGTGTAGCCACGGTCTTTCAGCAACCTTGCGATATCGCTCAAATCCTCAGTCGCGTATTTAGTCAACGCCCCGCGCCTCCTGAAGATATCGCTGCGAACGCCCTTCTTGCCGACCGCGTTCGATTCTCCGGTCAGATCGCGCATGAGACTTGATGCGATTCCGCCCATCTCCTTGATGGCGGCAAACAAGTGGCTTTCTGGCTTGGCCTGCGCGGCTTTCTTGCGCTCCTCTGCCATTGCTCTACCACGGTTGGGACGCTTTGGGGCCGCTTGTGGTTTCAGAAATGCGCTCGCGTCCCGCAATTTTGCTTTGTATTCATCCATCGACAATTCGGTAATGCTGCGGATACGGGACTCGAATCCTTTGGTATAGTTTTCAAGATACGCTGCGCGGGCCTCGGCGGCAGTTGACCAGCCAATCATTGTCTTCGATTCGTCGAAACGCCCGTTGGCGCGGTTCTGATCAACGACGAATACCGGACCGTTATAATCTTCCGAGGTTCCGGGCTTCACGAAAACGTCGGTATGTTCCTTGTCTGGGGATCGGGCCAAGACTCCTTTGACGTAACCATAATGCGATTTGAGTGCCGGCCACTCTGGGCGTCTTTTCGAGCCGGCAGGATTCTCGATCGAGATTTCGAGACCGCCGACGCGAACCGCACCTTTCTTATAGTTGCCAGCCTCAATCTGACTTGGCGTAGGAGCCGCAACATTGTTGAGAGGACTCGTCGCGGCCTCGTGGGCTGCTTGGTCTAATGGTTTGAGTTCCGCAAGAATTGCCGCTGCGCGATTTACCGGCTTTTCGCCAGCGCCTTGCCGATTGCGTGTCTCACGAACTGGTTGTGCGTTGACTTGAGCAGCAGCCTGATTAGGCTGGGGTACTGGCCCCGAGCGTCGCCCCGCAACTGGTTCACCTTGTCCAGCCCCTCCTTGAGGATTGCTTGGCGTTGCTGGCGGTAATCCGCCATTACCTTCGGGACTCGGCTTTGCATTGGGCTTCCCTTTCCGTTTTAGAGATTTCGCGTTCTTGAAGGCTGCCGCGAGCGCGGTTTCGGCACCTTGCAAGGTTGCCTTTTCGCGCTCGTTTGATTGCTTGACCTTGACCTCGGTCGCTGCTTGATTGCCCATGCGGCCGACTTCGCTTTCTTTCTGGCGGGCAGCTTTCGCCTCGGCCTCGGCACGGAGCTTCTCAAGTTCTTTCTGCTTGGCGGCATTGCGCTCTTGGATGATGTCGAAGGCGCGGCCACGGACTTGAGATGGCACCCCTGACGCCATCTCGACCTCGTGCAGATAATTTTCGATGAACTGGGCTATTTTCTGCGGGTCGTTCTGGTGCTCGTCAAGGAAGGCCATCAGTTGCTGACCCTCGTAGCTGATGTCATGGGCAACTGAATGCGCCATCGCCTGACCCAAGGTATGACCGTTTTCCTTCATCTTGGCAAATTCGTCGATCGCGCCGAGAATGTCCGGCGTGATGTCCAAGCCCTCGGCCTTGGCACCAATGGCACCGCGTACGCGCTCGACGGTCGGCGCAACCATGAACATCGCATCGCCAATCGCGGCGAACCGATCTGGCTGCTCGATTACGTGCCGCACCGCAGCATTTTCACCATAGACGGATACCAGCGTGGCGTTACGCAGACGGATTGGATCGCCGGCAGGAAGGTCTTGACCGGCCTTCAGCTTTTGAGCGTCAGATCTTGCTAAGTCGATGCCAGTCAGGGCGAAGTCTATGCTCGGGATTTGGTAGCCAGGCGGGTTCGGAATTGAGTAGCCTTCGGCAATGGCTTGGCCTTCTGGTATCGGCCCAACGGAACCCAACTGTCCGGGCATATCAGGTGATATGACCGGAGTAGGCTGCATAGGTGGGGCTACGGCAGGCGCAGCGGCTGCCGGTGGAGTAGGTTGTCCTGTTGGCAGTGGTGGCGTTTCTGGAGCGTTTGGAGCGCTTGGCTGGCCAGCTTGGTGTGCCATTTGAATAGCCTTGCCAGCGCCAGCCGTCAATGTCGTCAGCAGAAATATCTGCGGTGCCACTTCTTTGGCTGATTTCAGCCAGTCTTCTGGACTGGTAAATGATCGCTCTTTCTCGCCGCGGTGTAGTCCCATGCGCGTTTCGGCGTTCTGCTGGCCCATTTGGGTGACGGTCTCTGTCAGCATTTCCTCGCCATAGAGAGCGCCAAGTTTGGAAGCAAACCGAGCAACCACGCCTTTTCCGAATACCTTGGCCGCGGTAGTCAGGATTGCAAACCCTGCGCCGCTCCCAAGAGCTTCAGGAATGGCCTCATAAAGACCGTGCTTCTGAATCTCCCCCTTCATTTCAGAGAGTTTTGACTGCCATTCTTCCGGGGTCTGCGGCCTGCCGTTTACCCGTTGGCTTTCCTCGTCCGCGGCATCCTTCAACTGGCGGGTGACTTGGTTCACATCCATGTTGTAACCGACCTTGCCGGCCGCTGCCATGCCAGCACCGTAGCCAGCAACTGCTCCTGCCGCAGGCGTAGCGAGAGAACCAACCACGCTTGCCGGGATACCGGCGGCAAGACCGGCCCCCATCGCGGTAAGCGAGAACCCAAGGTTTTGCCCGAGATCCCGCACATCCTGCATTTTGATACCTGGAATAGCCGAAGGACGATCGCCACCCGGCTCGGCAGCGCGTTGCTGCTGTAGTGCCTTTGAACGGTCGATCAGGAACCCAGATATGCCTTCGTCTGAAACATCCATTCCCTGATACGCTGCCGCAACCGATGCGGGAGTATGAACGGTCAATCCTTCCCAGATGGAGCGACCGAGTTCTGAAACGGTGTCCTTGATTCTATTTTCCTTCGGAGCAACCAATGGTTCAATCTTCTGGCCAAGCCCAGGCATTCTGCTTCCCCAATCCATCGGGGTAAACTCGGGTCTTGCTGATTTCAATTCTCCGGCAATTTGTGACCCGCGATTTTGTTCGGCAAGGATCTTATCCGCCATCGCGCCTTTTTGTTCTGAAGTAATTCCTATGCCGGGAGATACGTCCTCCCAGTTCACTGGAGTAAAGTCAGCCATCTACGCCCCCAAGCCACGCCTTTGGTAACGAGACACCTTGCCGCCTTTGGAATAACCTTTCGCGCCGGACTCCTTGAGAGCCTGTTGGACTCTCATCCTTTGCCCTACCTGAAGTTCACCTGATGCCAGCAATTCTTTCAGATATTTGACCGCTGGTTGATAACCAACTTTGGCGTTTTTGATCATCACATCAATTTCGGCTTGACTGCGAACAGGTGCGGATTGAGCGGGCGCGGCAGGAGCTGACGACTGGGCAACTGGTGGAATTACTGGTAGTGGTGCTACCGGTTTTACGGTAGTGGCCGTTGGCGCCGGTCTAATCGGCTTGGCTATTTTCGCCAATTCAGAATTCAATTGGTCGATATTTGTTATCAACCGCTCTACACGGTTCGAGTCACCTTCTTTCTGCGCTTTTACTAAGTTATCTTGGTTTTCCTTCAACTCTTTATTCAAAATTGACGACTTATCTTCTGCCGTTGGAACGCTTGCCTTGGTTACAACTTTCTTTCCGGCGGAGTCAGACATCTTGTAAATCTTGTCGCCATATTTGATTGCAAGATTGCCATCGGCGTCAACGCCGCGAACGCCATTCATCGCGACAAGAATAGCCTCATGCGCGGTGAGTTTCCTGTCAGCCATGATAAGCCCGGATACGACAGGAGCTATCTTTGCCCCTTTCTCCGTGTATACCAACTGCGTGTCGAGAGGGTCCGCTGGATTGCTTCGAGTAGCCATCCCCGGAATTTTCATAAGCTCGTTCGTAACTTCTTTTAGTTCTGGCAGCACCTTTCCGGCATTGCGGTCGGTTGGAATTGCTGTCCCAGCAGGAGGCTTGTCGCCCTCCCAGTCATGGGTTTCAAGATTCCATAGATAGGTGCGTTCTCCTCCTTCGGCATCCTTTACTGTTACTTTCTCTACTTTGCTGCTCAACGTGTGAGGGGCGAATGTCTTCTGGGCCTGAGGTGGGACAAATTTGGTTTCTCCACCCTTATCAATAAAGGTCCCCCATTCACCGGCCGGATGAATTTCCGCTTTAGGAGCAGCCATTCTAACTGCGCGCGAGACATTCCATAACTGCCTACCCCCTGGCACCGGGGAAGAAACATAGCGATCCCCAGGCATTGCTTCCGGATGATTGCTCTTAAACACCGCGAATTTTGGATCAGCTTCGGCAGGGGCGGCGATGACTTGCAACTGTCCTACTGGCAGATCGGCTCCTAATCCTACGCCTTGTAGGCGTTCAGCCGCTTTGTTTGGATCAATGCCGTTATGAACATCGGCGGCAAACTGTAATGCCGTGCGTCTCTTCAGTTCGTCAGCAGCGGCATAGGAGCTTGTCGCCGCTTCCAAGTTACCTGCTGCAAGTCTCGCTTTGATTGCCGCGTCATAAGCCCCCGAAAGATTGCCAGCTTTCGAGACCGCTGCGCGTTCGGCTGCCGCTGTGTCTCTTTGCCTGCGCGCCTCACCGAGCGTCATCTCGCCAGACTGTATTTGCTGGTCAACAATCGCGCGGCGTTGCGGATCGAGATCGTTATATTGCTTGGCATTGCGGATACGTTCGCGTTCCATGTCGGCAGCGTCAGAGCCCTGTGAGATCAATCCGAAATTGCTGAATATGCTTCCGGCCATGATTATTTCCCTATTGACAGGTATGCCAAATTGGCATAGCCTTAGTAATGAGCCGTGGCATTCGCCGTGGCATTTTGGCAAGGAGCTTCAAATGACTAAAGCTGCACTCAAGGTTGTTGACGACAACAAAACTAATGGGGGTAAGAACGCGATTGATGCGTCCATTCCATATGCTGTAGAAGTATGCCTCGAAGGTTCCTCCGACATGCTTTTCCACCGATGGAACTGCGAAAGCGTTGCGACAAAATCCGCCGCTGCGAAGAACTCCAAGGCGAAGAAAATCGACGACATCGAAAGTTATGTATGGCGCAATGATGTCGGCGAGCTTTGCGTCCCCGGAGAGTATTTGCGGCAGTCGATAATCCATGCGGCAAAATTTCGCCAAGACCCGCGCAGCCCACGCAAGAGCGCGATGGATCTGTTCAAAGCCGGCGTCGTGTCGATTACGCAACTCGGATCGCTCGGAAAACCGACGTGGGATTTTCTCGACACCCGCCGCGTCATGATCCAGCGCAATGGAATCAACCGCACTCGGCCCGCTATGAAGGCAGGCTGGAACGCAGAATTCGTGTTGCAAGTTTTGACGCCGGAATACATCGACGCCTCGTTTCTTAACGAGGTTATCAGCATGGCCGGACGCTTGGTTGGTATCGGTGATTTCAGACCAACTTACGGCAGATTCAATATCACTAAATTTGAGATTATTCCGCAATAAAATGTGGAGTGGTTTGAATGGGCGTTGGTTCGGCGCGGTTTGCCAAGGCATAGGTTTGCAGCGGCCGGGTATGGAGCGGTGTTGTGGGGCTGGCAATGGTGAGGTTCGGTGAGGAATGGAGTTGTTTGGCAAGGCAATCGCAATTCCAGCGCCCTCGCAGGAGGGCGTTGTGATGGGGAAAGCCAATTTCGGCAAGGCTCGGAACGGCTGGGTTGGGCGCGCAGGGGCGTGGCAAGATTCGGCGGGGTAATGTATGGCGAGGTGGGGCCAGATCAGGTCCGCAGCGGCGCGGTCTGGCAGGATAGTGTGGGCAGAGGCTTGCCGTGGCGTGCAAAGGTAAGGCATGGTCGGTTTTGAATTAAAAAAACTCCGTAAGTCCCTCGGCCTATCGTTGTCGCAAGCGGCACGACAGGTCGAGGTGTCATCCCGTACGTTCGCTCGATGGGAGTCCGGTGTGCAAAAAATCCCGGAGGGTTCGGTTAAGTTGTTCAAGATATTGAACCGCATTTCAGAATAACCCCCCGCAAGCGAAACGGCTAATTCTGCCGCCATTGCGATAGGCTCTCATTCCGGCATCAACCGGAACTTCATTTGACGTTTTGGGCTCGATCCCGCGCTTTTTTAATCCAGCCTCATTCAGTGCCATCAAAATTTCCTCACCAGTCATCCGAGAAACCGGCTCTGACATAATGAACTCGCCATCACTCAATCTGGCAGCTTGCTGTCCATCAATAACGGCCGGCACACTGTCTGACGTTCCGCTTCCCGGTCCTTCAACGCGACCATTAGACGCTTGCGGCTCTTCCGTTCCAACCCCATTCACAGGTTGCGCTGTCGTCGATACCGAGTTCGGCATTCCCATGTCGCTTTCGTCCAGCCCAATCCCTTGCCGGCCTACGCCACCACCACCAGCGAAGTGGCGCATGTGAGGCGTTATATGTCGAGTTGCCGCGTGCGCCATGCGAGGATTAAGCCCACGTTTCATCAGAACAGAATGAAGTGCCGTCGCGTCGTATTCCCCCGGCGCAGTTTGCTGCGCGTCGATGACCGTTCCACCATCCGCAAACCGCTTCTCGGGATAGACGCCCTCGTTGCGTGTTCCAATACTGCCGCCATTGCCGTGCGTAGGATGTGACGGCCCGACTGCTGGCCGCGTCTCGACGACATTCGATCCTTCCGGCGCGGTTGTTGCTGGCCTACCGGTGCGTAGATCAATGCCCCACGGCGCAACTTCGAGCCCCGCTCGTTGGAAACCGCGCGGAGTTACCTTTCCACCCTCGGCGCCAGCGAACCAGTCAGTGTTGCCACCTGCGGTATTGACAGAACCGGGCGTCAGCGACGAGGAAGAATTGTAAACGGGTGTTGGTGTGCCGAACCACTTGGCAGCGGCGTTCCCAATGCTGTTTAAGCCATACCCGATGTTCGCGTTGTTCGTCTGATTCTGTAGAAACGCTGTCTGGCCACGGGTATTCGCCACCTGCGCGGCGTTCGTGGCGGCATTGGCGGCATTGGCCGAACTCGCTGCTGACTGAGCTGGAATGTTGCGACCAATCCCCGCCACATCCAGCGCCTTAGAGTAGGCCAGATTGCGCGTCGCATTGTCGGCGGCGGTCAGCGCTCCGGCCCTGGTTGCACCTTCGGCGAGGTCCGTGCTTGCGCCCATAGACTGATAGGCAGGAGAACCCGGATTGATGCCGTAACTCTGCATCCGGTTCAACGTGCTCTTCCGCGCCGTATCAAATGCGCCTGTCACGTCGGCACTCGCCGCGCCTCGCGCTCTGGCGAACTCGTCAGGACTGCCGGCAGTCATCGCCTGATTGATGAGATTCGACTCAAGAGGCTGGTAATTCTGCTTGTAGTAGTTCCACTGGTCCTGCGAGATGTTCGCAAGCGTGGTCTGCGCGGCGGCGGCGGCATTAGCCGCGTTGTCTGCCGCTGTATTTGCTCCGCTCGTCGTGCCACCCCCGCCAGCCGCGAGCGCGATACCCGCCAGCCCAGTTCCTGCCTTGATTATGTCTCCCGCTGTAAGCCCTGTTCCTCCGATACCGGCCGCAGCGCCGCCTGCCGCTGCTGTTCCTGCTGCGGCGGCACCAGTCCCGAGCGCCCCACTAGCGCCCCCCGTTGCGCCGGTTGCCCCACTCGCGCCAGTAGCAGCATTACCTGCCGCAGTTCCAACTGCGTTCGTTCCAGCGGTCGTGGCCAAGTTTGATACCGGGGTTCCGCCGACCATCGCACCGGCTCCGCTCGCATTCGTTGAAAGCCCAAGAGCAGTTGGATCAACGCCAGCTTTTAGCGCTTCTATGGTATTTGCGTAGGTTGTGGTGCCTACCGTTACAGGAGAGTTATAAAGCGCTTGTTGCGCCAATTGCCCCTCCGTAAAATCAACAGTGCTACCAAGTCCTCCGGTCGTTGCACCACCAGTCACTCCGGGCGTAGGAATTAGGCCGCTCGCCAAGCCGCCCATAAGCCCAGCCGTAGCGAGCCAGGCGGCGGGAGCGCCATTGAGCATATTTACGTTGTCATTGGCCGCGTTGGAAGCCGCTATAAGCCCCTGCACGCCGCCGAGCTTGCCTTGGATATATTGCGCGAGTTGCGCCCCTTGTAGCCCTTGCTGAATGCCTTCCTGAAGGTATTTGTCGCCCCACCCACCCGGCGCGAACTCGCCTACCGTGATCGGCCCGTTGCCGGTCGAGGCCGTGCCTGATCCGAGAATCATCTGCTGCACGTCAGGAGAAAGTGCTCTCCAATTCTTTCCGTAGTTTCCCCACAAAGAGGGATCGGTAAACCACGTATCCCCAGCAAGGGCGCTTTGCGATGCAATAGTGCCAATAGGATTACCATTTTTGTCTAATGCTTGACCGAATTCATCATATGTGTCCCCGATTGGATTTCCATACTGGTCTACCGGATTGCCGAATTGGTCTGTCTGATTGGGGATAGCCATTTTGATTCCTTTAGGAAATTCCTATCTCGCCCTCGGCCTGCAAACTGAGCGCGGTCGCGGTTCCTGATCCGCCGACCATAAAGTCAGCCGCATCGAATCGCATGAGTCCGTACCAATCGTAGCAATCGTTCGCATTCACGCTTTTTCCTATACCGACAATCTCGGTCCCGGCAGCATTGCCCCCCGTCGCCCCTTTCCAAAGAGAGAACGTGGCTGCGCTCGCGGTCTTGTTCACGATGCGGATATGGCGCAGGATGATGTAGGGTTGCGTCAGTGTAAAGCCGACCGGCCCCGCCAGCGAGGTCACATTGCAATTCATGATATTGGTAGTGAGCGTTGTGGTAAGCGCTACCGGCCCGAGATTGAATGGTCTGTTTTGCATGATTTATCCTACGAAAATGCCGTAATAATTCCGTCCTTGACGACGATGGTCTTTCCAACAAGTCCGGTAGATGTAATGCTGGCGTTTATCCCGGAACTTGTGTCATAAGAAAAATAACCATTCGGAGATGTTGGCCTTACCGTAGCGGCTGTCGCGCCGAATTGGGCGTTGACGGTTCCATTATCATTTACTTTAAGCGCCTCTGATTTGGCTGCGGTTCCTCCTACCTGAGTTACGCTAACAGACCAAGTTGTCCCTTGCGCCGCGTCCGTCCAGTTCTCCGCAGCCTTGACATCCACGTGTGCTCTGGGCGTTGAGTAAGCGGCAGATCCGTAACCTGAATAATTGTCGGTGCAAATAAGGTCTCCGGTCTGGAGCGCCGAAGGTGCTGCCAGTGTTCCGCGTGCCGCTCGTGCATTTTGGGTGGGAGCGGAACCAGCGGACTGCAATTGAATGGTCGGCGTTGTAACAGATGTTATGGCGGTTATTGTGTCAAACGTAGGATTTGACTCCTTCGGGAATCCTACCATCTGCGGTTCGTCATCGCGGTCCTCCATTTGAACGACGACCTGCGTCCTGACCGGACCGCCATCTCTAATCTTTGCCGGACCGCCATCGAAGACTGCGTAATCCCCATCTACTGCTGATACTGGGCCATGCACCACAGGAGAGGCGGCGGAAGCGGCGGCCCATGCAGCGGTTGATGCCGGAGTCAAGGGCTGGACCGTGTCACCAAATTGCAACTGACTGATGATCTCGTTGATCTTGTTGATGATGCCGTAGGTATTCGCGTCGGCGGCAAGAGATTTTATCTGCGGCTTGTTCGGTGCGCGCCCTGTGATCGCATCAATCACCGATTTGATCGTTCTCAAAATGCTGACTGCCCGCTCGTCCTTTACGCCCGCGGGGTCAGGTATCTGCGGCTGGATGCTCATTGAATCAGGCCGAGTTCAGTTCCCGTCTCAGCCACCTTGAAGTATCTCACGCGAATGTCGCCGACCAAACGAAATTCCCACGTATCGCTTTTGAATCCACGCGGAGGTCTTACGGCGGCGCGATTGGTCAATCCTTTTGAATAGACGAGTTGTGTATCCGTCCCAGTCGTCGTTGCATAAACCTGGAGAAACAGATGGCGATTGTTGAATGTCGGGTAAACTCCGCCAATCAACAGGCTGCCATCCAACGGAAAGCCCCATCCGTTTTGGTTGCTGCCAATCTGAAACGGATCTCCCGTGTTGATCTGGTTGTAATAGCCAAGCACAAACTCATCAAGACAACCGCGTGTTACCCCTTGTATTTCCCATACCTGTTTCCACTGGACTGTGGCGTCCGTTGCGGTGCCACCCAATACATCCGGCCAAGTAGGCTCCGCCGCCGCTGAAGTGCCCCCAACGATACAGGTTGCCATCCTGACGCCGTTCACGCTCTTGACAGACGCCCCGACTCCATACGAACTCGTCGCCGCCCAAGCGGTTAGATTTACGGTATCGCTGTTTCCAGTTCCAAGAATCAGGGCGTTGGCTGCGGTATCCGCCGCGCTTTGGGTAGCAAATTGTGCAGGGTCAAGAATGGCGCCGTAATCCGCCTCGACCTGAATCGCTCCGAAGTTCACCGGCTTTGGCGTCACAATCACCTTGCTCTTCCAATCAAACTCGGCAAGATTAATTGTGTCAGAATCCCACAACTGGATGGAGCCGCCGATGAGCAGATAGAGTTTCAGCGTCTCTGGATCATTCCACGCGCCCGTCGCCGCGAAATTTCCGAAGACGAGTGGCCCTTGTTCATTTGTCCTGTCGAAAATGAAGTTGAGATTCGATGTGCCGTCGTTGAAAAAGGCAAAGTAAACGTCCAGATATTGACGCGCGATGATCGTTGACGGAAAACAAAGAGCTTGCCATTCGTCCCGCTTCATAAACGGTTCGATCACGTTTACCGCGCCACCGACTCCGGCGAGCGCCAGACCGTCCGGCGTTGGCCACATGACGCCCCACGGGAAACTCACCGTGCCGCGTTTCGATACGCACGGATGATTTTCCTCGATCATCGACATTGACATCGAGTCCGGTCGCGCACCGACTACCGCGTAGGGGAAGCCCTTGGTAGTGACAATTAGAGTTTGTCCGTAATGCCCCAAGCTCACGATGCCGAAATTGGTTGAGAGCCGATAACGTATCGGCCATGCGTGAGGAAAGAATGGTTCGCAAAAGCAAATCTGGTTGCCGGAGAACCCGGCCATTATTCCATTGGGCAATGCAATCAGACCTGTCAGGTCGGACGGCGGACCCACCCATTCTGAATTGACTATGCCATTAATGAAGGTCGGGCATACCGCACCCAGCGCAGCGGAGGCGGTCGTATCGCTCGTGCTCGTGGTCGCAATCGGCACGTCAGTCAACGCCAATTGGAAGTTAGTATTCCCGGCGTTATCCGTCAAGGCGCGGTAGATTCGCTTTGTCGCCCCGACCCAAGCATACTTGCCAGTGGTGCCGGTTGATAGTTGCGCAATCACCCATCCCGCGTCTTCTTTCCCGGTGCCGGTCCCGAGCGCACTAGGCGGTCCTTCTTCGCCCCAGAAGCCGCCTTGCGCATCCGTCCCAGTGACATAGGTGTAGAGATACGTGCGTGTGACGCTATTCGTAGAAGTGCCACCCGTCCCAATGACGGTAGGAGCGCTGCCCGGAGCCGGCACCCCCATCTCAAGCCAGTCATGCGGGTAATCGGTTCCACCTGTCTTGGCGAGCGCCAGATTTGTTTTACGAGGTCCCGCTGCGCTATTAGTCGCAGTAGTCGTATCCCCCGTGAAATAGACCTTGAAACTGGTGTCCCCGGCGATTGGCCCTTTGACGACATCCACGTCGCCCGGCCACGCGAGCCACGTATCGCTCGCCGTGCTGTACATCCGATACATTGATTGAAGATTGCCGCCCTTTGACGGCGCATTGACCGTCGTAGTCTGCTTCCACGCGGTCAATTCGCCCGAGAACAATTTGACGTTCTGCGCTATCTGCGCTCCGTTGGGGGGCAAGATGCGGCCGCCAAGCCGCGGAATTACGCCACCGAACCGATCGATTTTGAATCCCGTCATGCCGGTTTCACCCAATCAAGTTTGACGCGGCGGTATCCGATCATTACTGGTCGTGGAACCGGGTGGCCAAAAGCTCGTTTGACTGCCGCACTCATAGGATTCGGAATGGGTTTCAGGTACACCTCTTGGTCGTAAAATCTCTGGCCTTCTTTTTTTATTTTGTCGTAGAGCATTACGCCAACTCAAGGGTGATAGTTACTGCTCCGCCAACGACAGAGCCAGAAGTAAAGTTTGCGTTCGGGACTTTCTTGAACACGATATAAGACGCGCCAGCCACCCCATCTCCATAGGCCATCCCGGCTCCCAAGACATTGTTGTCAGTCACCAAAGCCGGTGTGTAAGCCAAATTTCCCTGCGTGACTAAATTAGGCAACCGAACCTTGATGTAGGGCGGCGTAATAGCTTGCAGTGTCCCGGACCATTGCAACTCGACCACGACCCGCTTGCCATTTATTTGATACCGATAAACCGAGACAGTTGGCCCAACGGCGAAGGTCGCCGCTTGGTTATGCGTATCATCCACGATTCCGTTGGGGTCCGCAGTAACCGCATAAGAGCGCCACCGATCGTCATATCCGGTGATCAGGAAGGAGGACAGATTCTGCACCAACTCAGTAGGCACACCCCCGGTCAGATAGGTCGGGTAGAGATTGGTGATTGACCCCTTACCGGTCCCGGCCGTAACCGCAATGATGTTCGCCACATTATTGACGTATGGATTGTTGACGAGCCAGCTATCGCAGTTGGTCCCTCCAGTTCCGGTGAATTCTATTGCCTTCGTGATAATCCCGGAACTGTTATTTGGATTAAAGATGCACGCATCCAGCACCACATCTCGAATAAGCGCCGTAGACGCCCCGCCATTAGCGACGAATTGGAAATTACTGGCGTTGCCCGGCGTGTAGTTATCCTCGAAGTCGCACCGGTAGAAGGTGTAGTTAAGACACTCTTGATCGCCTGCTGCCGCTGGTGTACCGGTACCGGCGGAATCAGGAACCATTGCAACACCCTCGCTTTTCGCAGACTCAAACACCGTCCCGTAAAACTGGACTCCATAGCCGGACTTGATCAGCGCGTTGATGTAAAGGGCGTTGATAAATGAACCGCCTATAAAGACGCAAGTCGTAGGGAAGTTTGTGCCGTCAGACCTGTGGTCAATTTTCAGGCATGTTCCACAATCGTTGACGGTGAGTTTTCTGAATGTGCTCTTCAGCACTTGGTCAATGCGAAGTCCTATGCCAGTTGTGCCTGGGGTTGTGTTGAGAGTGAAATCGCTGATCTGTACGCACGACATATCGACGGTCGTAAAAGGAGAGCCTACCGCAGAACCTAGGTAAAGACCCTCCGTGGTTGTTCCATTCCCTTGAATTTTGAAATCACGCAGGCTGAAGGTCCCATTGTAAAAGTCGAGCGCTCTTGTAACGGCCGTGCTCGGCTGAAGAATACTTACCAACTCGCCTTCTCCCACAAGGCCGGAACAGGTTGGAATATTCGATACACCGCCAAGATTCCCGTTGTAATAGACCGTACCAGTGGGGATGCGGATCAGTCTTCCGGTGGTTGTCAGCGCGACATTTATTGCCGTGGTATTGGCGGTCTGCGTGGCATTGTCAGACGTATTCATCGTCACCCCGAACCAGCGAAGGTCGGAGATGGAAACCGTTGTCATATGCTCGCTCGTCAGCCGGCATTCGATCCTGTCGCCTGCCGACCACGCCTTTGCGGTTGTCCCGTTGACGCCACGCACTACGGTTAAGGTGTCGGAACTCGCCGTGTGTGCCGTGATATGAATCTGCTCAAGCACATTGCTGGAATTGAGAAGCGTCGCGTAGAGAACCTGGCCGCTTGCAATCGCTGGAAACCTGACGCCGTGCCCGGTAGTCAGAGCGATGCTCGTGGCCGATGCGGAAATGCCAGAGGCGATAGTGCCGTAACAGTTATCGACGAAAACAATTGGAAGTGGGTTTGCCATAGATGTCTTTCGTTATCGCAGGCCGTAGACCGTGTGACTGCGTAGTGGCGCACGAGTATTCGCGCGGGCTGTTCTTATCATCGCTTCACCGATGAAGCCATTGAATTGATCGAGATGCCACGCTCCGGTTTTCAGATCGGAGTATGGTTTTTTCGGGATCATCTGAATACGCGCTTTTGCACCATGTGCGATCGTTTCGATGTAGCGCTCGTAAATCCACTCAGGGAATGTCGTCGAGGCGCGCGTTGGTTTCAATGCCGCCTGAATTCGCAATGCTCCACCAGCCGACGGCGCGAGGACAAGCCCCACCGTGTTGTCATCCGGCATGTACCAGCGAGAGGGCAGATTTACGTCGGTACGCCAATTCACGCCGACCCAGCCGAATGACGTGTTGTTGAACTCGTTATCGAGGTCATCTTGACTGATCGGATCGATCGGATTGTCATTCAACCAAGCGTTCAGCCCTTTCGCGATTGCGGTCCCGTTCGGCACCGTAATCGGGTAGAGATCAACAAACTTGGTGACGGTAGCGCCCAAGTCAACAGCCTGATTGAGTTGCCCATCGAGAGTAATCACGCCTCCGGTCGGCGTCCCGTTGACATGCCCGCGCCACCACGTCCCATCGGTCAGCAGGACCTTGAGCGTATCGCCATTATTGAAGTTCGTGGTATCGGCAACGGAAATAGAGGATGCAAACTGCGAAGCGGATGTGCTGGTCGTTGTGGAGGTCGGACCGAGAACCAATATCTGCTGCAACTCCTGCCGCCAGATAAGGGCGCGTTCGCAGAGATCGATTACAGAATCCCGTATCGCGTTGTTGACCAACGGCAGCGGGGCCATCGGCACGTCCGGGCATACCCAATTCAGAATGTCCGGGCTGAAATTGGCAAATGTCGCGGTTGAGGAAACCTGGACGATGATGGTCATGACACGAGGTTCCTCATCTCGCACTCTGCGGAAGTGGAATCCATGATGTAGTAACGCAGCACATCCCGCGTGCCGGTCACAGTGGCCGTTGAGAGCGTTGCCGTGGCCCCCGCGGCGAACTTGTAGAATCCGCTGTCATAGGAGAGGGTCTTGGCGGTCGAATTCTGCCAGATAACAACCTGCCCCTGTTGACCGACCACAGCGTTCGTTCCAGCTGCCAACGTCGTATTGACGGTCATCGCTAATGACCAGTTGTTTGACAATGAGAAGTCGGGGACTATCTGGCCGGTGCTGGCAAGCGGAACGACATCGAATCTCTTGCCGCCGTGAATAGACTGGCTCCCCGTTGATCCCACAACGGCGATGTTAGAGCGCACAGTGGCGGCAGACGCGGTCAACTCAGAAAGATTATTTGCCGTCTGAAGGAATGTTGAAGTTGATACTACGGCCGCGCTTCCGAGTCCTAAATTGGTGCGAGCATCGCCCGCAGTGGAAAGTTCTGACAGATTGGAAAGCGGCACGTCTTCGAGCATCACGTCAGACTGCGTCGTCGTATTGATGCCAGCGCCAGTAATGACTAGATCGTAACGTCCATTGGCGGCGTAGAACGAGAAGCGCCCATTCGCGTCCGCCGTGATCGGATTAGAGGCCGTCGTCGTGCCGGTGGAGGCCGCATAAAGCACGGAGGTCGCCGTCGTTATACCGGTCGGCCTCACCAAGATGGTTACATTGGAGACGGGCCGGGATAGCGAGTCAATAACCACATCTTGCCATTTCATCATAATCGTCTACCCCATTCCAAAGTCGGCCATGAACAATTTGAGGCCCTGAATGGCTCGTTGCTCATTGGCAAAGGCATCGTCCGCTGTCTCGCATCGAAGAACGATATAGTTGGCGATGCCGGGTCGGTATTCGAGGGCAAGCGGGAATACATCGGTCGCAGCCAAATCAGAATAAGCGGTCGCATAATTACCGAACCGTAAATCTGGCCTCATGACGTAAGCCTTGGCGATCCCGTCATTGGCGAACTTCAGCATGTCGGAGTCAGAGTTGCGCGACTTGTCAATGTCGTTCAGATCAAAGCGCGCGAGGTCCAGCACGCTTTGGATTGTCACGCTCATGGCTTATGCCGCCTTGCCTGCAGCCACCAGTTGCTTGTATTCACGGGTGCGGCGATCGATGCCTTCAAGGCCGGGTCGCGTCTCCTTCTCTTGCGGGGCCGGTCCCGTTTCTCGCGGGGCAGGGTCTGGGCGCGTATCTTTTTCGAGCTTCCATTCGCCATATTCCGCAACGTCTTCCGCCGACATGAACACTGGCACAAGCGTCCGGGCGTGCAATGCCTTGAGGATTTCGTCGGGGACCTGCTGGATGAAGGAGTCGATGAAGGGGTCGTCAGTAGCGACGAACTTGGCGACGGGCATCGCGGCGACTGCCTTGAGTTCTGGGATGAGTTCGTATTGCTCATCCGCGTTTTTCCAAATGAGAGGATGTTCGAGAAGCTTGGAGTATTTCGCTTCATCTTCGACTTCGTGAATCTGGCCGCGCTTCCATACCAGCCCCGTCGCGGCGATATTGTCTGATTTAGCGTCTTTATTCCCAATATACACAATGCGCATTGCTATGCTCCTTGGTAAAAATGCCGGAGGCGGTTAAGCCCCCGGCAATGTGCAGCGAATTGCTTTTTACTTACTGCCGGATGCCGAGTAGTCGATCACGAAATCGAGTTGGGCTCCGTTGGTCCCAGCCAGCGCGCCGGGCGAGGACCAGACCCCGTAGATGATGGTGTCCACATCGTTCGTGAACGGGGTAAAGTTCAGCACCACCTGCGTTTTGGCAGTCGTGACCGGAATTGCAGTCCCACCGCTTAATGCGGCTGTCCCGGTTGTCCCACCGGTCGAAGTACCGTCAGCGTATTTCACGCCGACCGAAATCGTGCTGGTGGCTAGTGTTACCGTTCCGGTATAGACAAACCCCGACAGGACTCTCGCCCCGGCAGGAATTTTGACGATATCGAAAGTGTCGGCAAGTGCAAAGCCAGCGGAGGCATTGATAAGACCGATGTCCGCGAACGATGCGTGAGCGAAGCTCTTGTTGCCGTAAGCCCCGTTGAAAACGGGCTGACTGAAGTTGTCGCTTGAGTAGTTGGCCATTTGGATTCTCCTTGGTTAGACGAGCAGCGCTTTGCCAGCCGCAGTCGTCGGGTCCGGTGCATAGGAGTCCAAAACAGCAACACCATAGTCAACATCGACGTTTGCAACGCCGTCGTAGACTTGGAAGCGCGTCTTGGCAACTCCACCCATCATGGCAACGCTCGTCTCCACCGCGTTCTGGTGATCGACCAATTCCTCATGCCACGAATAGTAATACTCCGAGGCTTGATGCTGGCCGTAGCACTTGAGCAACGCCTGCGCGCCCACGATGATGCAGCGGTCCATTGCAACCGCAGCGCTCGCCGTAGAATCGGTGAAGGTTTTGCCGTTCGAGCCACCCGTGTCGTAATGCACCGTATCGCCAGCAGCGAAACGAATCGCAAGACGGTTCATCGGACGGATCAAAATGCCTGCCCACATCCCCACGTCACCGTAGAAAAGCGGGTGTCTCATGCCAGCGCTACGCCGCTCATAGGCGTTTTGCAGGAACGAGCGCCACGACTTCTCGCCAGTGCGGGTTTGCAGGTAGAGCCATTGCCGGTTGGTGACAAACGCGCACCACAACGGGTCATTCCACGCATACACGTCGCCCTTGATCTTGATTGACTGCAGCGGGATCTGGCTGTCTTTGAGGACAGAGGCAACCCGGTCGAAGTCGGTCAGCGTCAGGATGTCGGAGGTATCGAGGTTTGACGGCAGCGTTGCATCGTTCGCGTAGAACTGGCGATTTTTCGTCGGCGCGTTGACCGTGTTCACCATGATGGTAGTGAAGTCCGGGTCCGACGCCAACGGGATAACCCAGTCCGACGTGCTTTGCGTACCACGCGCTCCGGCCAGATGCACGAGGCACAATTGATCCTCAAGGCGTCCTGACCAGTTGGTAAGCCCGGCCATCGCTATGCCGCGCAAATTCCAGACCGTGCGCTGTTGGGTCATCTTGCCACCCGCGTCAGCACCACCGCGATACTGGTTGATCTGCACGTCCATTGACGAATAGGTCAGGGACATGAGGCGTCCGACGATGCGCTTGTCGCCCATCACCGGTTTGCCCGTAAGGTTATTGAACAAGTCCACCGATACGCTTGCGCCAGCACCTTTGGAAAGGTCTGTAACGCGCACGATCGGGTACTCGGCGGAAGTCTGGCCTTTCAGCTTCGACTCCGCTTCTGCCTGCTTGGGCGCGGGACCGGTGAGCAGGTTCATGAAACCAGGCTCAATCTGCACCGCGGCAAACAAGGCCGCACCATATATTTTGCGGGCCAGTGCTGACCCATATGGGACATTGGTAGCCATAGTGGCTCCTTTTGTTGATTACAACGTGGACAGGTACGTGTCCAACTGCTCTCGGCTCATCCCGAGAAACTTGTTGCCGAGTTCGACCGAAGACATCTGTTCAACGCGGTCTTTCTCGTCAACAGCAGGCGGCACGCCCCCCGGAAATTGCGAGGACGACACAGGCAGTTTGGCCTTCGCCGTCAACTTGGCTTGCGCCGCACTCTTGACCTGCTCCGGCGTGAGCGTAGGCTTTTCTTCAACCACAGCAGGCGGCGTTTCCGCCTCCAGCCCCAAGGCTGATTGCGTCAACTCCACGACCTTTGCGAATCTGTCCGCGAATGAAACATTGGCGTAAGCTGGACTCTCCCGCAGAAGTTTGTCGAACCGTGACGCCTCATTCCACAAGCTCTGATCTTCCGCCGTTTGCCATGCGGCAAGCGTAGGATTCTCATCGATTGCGGTTTGAACTTCCGACCTTACCGCCGTCTCTTCGGTGGCGATCTGGCCTAATTGCGTCTGCGCTACCGCTTCGAGTCTTTCGTTCAACCGTTGAATGGATTGCTGTTGCGCACGCAACGTCTTCGCTAACGTCGGCGAATCGGCTTCGAGTGCGTCCAGTTCCTCATTCGTCAGTATCGCGACATCCTCTTGCGGTGCCGCTTTCTCAGCCTTGAGCCGCTCGATTTCTGCGGCCTGCTCCCTTGCGAGAGCCTCCGCCGCCGATGCTCTGGATCTAGCGGATTCAAGTTGAGAATACGGAATGACATTTTTTCCGTCTTTTGCGAGTATGCCTTCCGGCTTTTCTTCAGATTTAGGCGACTCTGGCGGCGTTTGTGCCACAGGAGGCGTTTCAGTCTTCGGGTCAGCCTTTGCTTCTGCTTCCTTCGCTGCCTCGGCGGCGACGGGCGGCTCGCCTTTCGTATCGCCCTCCTGCTTGCCAACGATCGCATCCACGTTCATGGTCTCAGTCCCTGATTCGAGACTGGCCTCCATGTGTGCATTTGCAAGCCGCTCGATTTCTTTGGGATCGGTTGGCATTTCGTCGGTGTGTTCGAGGTAGTATTTCAGGTCTTTTGCTGCTGCGCTCATGCTGGTTTCTCCATTTGTCGCATTGGATGCGAAGGTTTAAAAACTCTCAGCCCTTATCGCGGGCGAATCGAATTACCGCCACTGCACTCCATCGAAAAAGGCATCAACCTGATTCGGTGCAGCAGTCCCTACTTGGATCGCGCCGACAATCGCCCCAGCGGCGGAGCCGCTGACTACATTGAGTTGCGCGGCGCCAGTGCCTATGACGGCAGTGGTGTACTTCTTGACAGTCATCGTATCGCCAGCAGCCGCGTTGAACAGGTCAAGCACGACCGTTGTCAACGAAGATGTTTGAGTGCCGGCGATGATGTACGTCTTGGCTTCTCTTCCGGAACGGATTGTTAGGGCGCCTGCTGACGTCCCGTAGACAGCCGTATCGACCTGCACGGCATTCAGTTGTCCTGCCGTTTGCTCCGTAATGACGCAAGCTCTCAGGAGTCCCATGATAGGCCCCTTTACGCTTGTGGAGTTTGCAACAACGCCGCAATTTGTGCGCAGTTGGTGCCGACCCCAAGCGCCGTGAATGATGTGACATTCACGCGCCACTTCGGGATGTAGGAGTCGATCTCGGCCAATACCGCGCCTTGCGCGACGTTTTGAGTCGCTACAGTTGACGAGGTGACATCGAACCACGTTGTGCCGTCAAGGCTGTTCTGAATCTTGACGGTCATCGTGGAAGTGCCGGGCATCGCCACCTGTATGACTTTCTTTCCCGGAGGAAGCATGACCGCGGCTCCGGCTCCCGTCGAAGTAATCGAGGTGCCGGTCCCGCTATACAAGTCGAACGGGAATACAACTTTGTCTGGGCCAAAGCTCATAATTATTCTCCTAAGTTAGCCCATAAAAAAAGCCGCCCAATGAGCGGCCACCTGTTAGCCTGTATCGCGCGGCTTGCGAAAAACTGGTTGCGGAGACGAGAATTGCACTCGTGACCTGATGGTTATGAGCCACCCGCGCTGCTGCTGCGCCACTCCGCGCTAAATTACGCGACGTGCAGTTTCTGCACGTCTTCCTTGTCCAGAATTAGATTCGCCACTTCTCCAAATACCGGTTCAATTGCCCGCATGACTTTCGTCACGCTGATCATCGCCTGACACTTCGCGGCGCCAGTCACAGAATCCTTGAAGCAGTACTGCCAATCGTAGTGAAGTCGATGACAGCCGGACGCCCCGGCACACTCCGGAAACTCTCGTAGTGTCACTGTATTAGGCCAATCTCTAGTCAAGTTTTCTTGGGAAGAATGGCTCATCAACGCGACCTTGCGGACTTCGGGCTCGTGAGACACGCAGTTAAGGAGTCCCGTTTCCTGCCCGATCACGACATTCGCTAACTGGCAAAACGTCATGGCCTTTCTGACATCCCAAGCAAGACCGATTTTCAGGAATCGTTCATGCTCGTCGAAATTGCAGCCACGCTCATCGCCCAACATCACGACAGACACGTCCTCGCGCTTCGCCAATAGACGCCGCGCGAAGTCGCCTGCATACGGCCACATCTTGCTCACGCTTGACCCATTGGGAACGATGACAACCACGTATGGCTGCAACCTATTCCTCATCTCGTTCGCCCACGCCATTTCCTCGTCGTTGGGGTAGAATTTGACACGCGGCTCCATGGGGACCTGGGCCTGCATGTGGTGCATCTCGACGTAGTTGAAGTTCATCAACTTGTGCCGCATCTCTTTCGGGAAGTGATACTGAATCTTCGCCGGGGATGGCAGCAGTGTTCCTTCAACGCACTCGATCAGAATACGGGAATTCTTGTACTTGCGCTCCATCCACGCAAACATTTCTCCGAGTTCCCCCATCGGCAGGCGCGACTCGAACCGGATAATTCTGTCGATGTGCGGGTCATGCCTCAACACTTCTTCCGTCGTCTCCTGACAATAGAGCAGCGTGTAATAACCCTGTTCCTTCAGGTGCGGGAAAATACTGGACGCCCACAAAGCGTCGCCATGCGCCCCGAGCTTCACTACCGCGCAAATCTTGTCTGGATCGACGACGGTCAGATCAGTCGGTTTATCGCATTTGCGATAGACGTGAAAGAAAGCGTCCCCATTGATGCGCGCCTCGACGAACTGCCATGGCTTGCAGCCTTGCATCGCATCGACGACGAGTTTCGGGCCGCATTCTTTCTGGCCTTCCTTTGCTTCGACCACCGGAAGAAACAAAATCAAGTAGCCGTCCGGCCTGAGCAATTTCCACCACGACGACAAAACGCCTGACCAGTCATCAAGCTCGTTCAGCAGGTAGCTTGAAAAAATGAAGCCCTGCGACTCGCTGGCAAAATAGCCTTCGAGTTTTCGCGCGTCCCGAAGTTGATTCGGGCCTTTGGTGCTGGAGCCTGGCTTGATATCTACGCCGACCGCCCAATCGAAGAATCTTGAGTCGCCGCACCCGATGTCCAGCCCCTCGCCAACCATGTAGGGAAGGCAATCCCATTTCACTGCGCGCGCAAAATCGGTCATATCTTCACAACAATGGCTTGATTGGTTAAAAGTGAAATCGGGACAGATCGCTTTCCAACAAAATAATCGTCAACGGCTTTTCTAGCGCCGGGGCATGTCGCCTGTCCATAATCGTCTATGACCATCACCCCGCCTTGCGTTAATCTTGGGTAGATGAACTCGCAACAGTCTTTCATTGACTGCTTGATATCAACGTCAACATGCGCAAATGCAATTGGAGTTTCTATGTCGGTGAGCGTGTCCGGGATAAAACCCTCGTGAATCCGCACGTAGTCGGAATGACCGACATATTCGCGGACCTCGTTGACGCTCGTATCGGAAAACTCTCCGGCCCGGTGAACGTCCCAATCCGGGTCGGTTTTCGGCATTCCGCAAAACGTATCGAACAGGTGCAGCAGTTTCCCGGAGCCCTGCATAGCGCCAGCCAGAAACTTCGCGCTGCCTCCTTTTGCAACGCCGCACTCGATGAAACATCCGTCAAGAGCCAAGCATTGTTTTGCCCACAGGTAAAGCATCCAAAAACGCTCGGCGCTCAGACTGGTTATCGTCATGTCTACCGGCAACAATTTTTTGAAATCTTCATCGACGTAATAGCCGCAATACATCCTGCCGCTGAAACTGAGATCGTAGTAACCCTGTGCCGCGACCAGTATCACCCCGTCTTCACGGTGAACAACGGCATTCATGCCGCTAATTCATTGGCAATTTGCTTGCCGCGATTCTGATCCAACGCAGCGTCATGCGTGAGTAGCGTATCAAGCACGGCGAGATCAGTGTTCGCCACCTTTTCCTTGACCGTTGCGTCCGCGATTAAGCGCCGCGTCTCGGCGTCCTTCTCGGCAATCTTCAATCCGGCCGCCTTGATATCGACCTCTTTCGACTTCAGCCCGATGACGGATTGCTGCTTGAATTCCTCGATCTTCTGCTGCACGATCTGCGCGACCTGATCCTTGGTAAACGTCTGATCCTGCGCGCCACTGTCGATACCGAGAGACTTCCTGACCTGATCGGCCACTTCGCGACGATGCGGCATTTCGCTCGCTTCCAGAATGAATGGAACAACGAACGCCTGAATCTGCGGCGGTAAGGATTTCGTCAACTCTGACAGGAACATGAATTGCTGTGCGCGATAAGTCGGAGTGCTGGGCACGTCTTCCAACGCGACCTTGAGCAACGCCCTTTGCACATCGTTGTCGAGAATCTGCACGCCGTTTTTCGTCGCCGGAGAATTGATGGCAACAGCCTTTTTTCTGGCACCAAACTTCTCGTTGACATTGACGACCTGCGGTTCCGAACCCATGTCCTCGACGATGAGTTCGATCAAATGCTGCCCGACCAGTCTACGCGCGTATCGATAGTTGTCGTTGATCTCGGCAAGCGTTGTCGTGCCCTGCTCGACCAAGCTGTTGATCGCGATACCGGAATTCGCGCCTCCCGGTTGCTTGTCGCCCAACATGGACTGGTAGACTCCGGCCGTTTTCTGGATAGCCTCGGTTGCATCTTTCATGACCATGAACTGTTGCTGCGACAACTCCATCTGGTCATCAACCTTGAAGATTCCACCAGCACTTTCAGACCGGCGATTCTTGTTCAGGATGATGGTCGCATCTGGCCGCGCTATCTCGCGGCGGTACTCGTCAATGTCGGTGACCTGGGTTGCGTCCATGATCGTGCGCTTGGCCGACATCAACCACATCATCTTCGAGAGCCGCGCGTTGATCTCATCCTGCGGCGAGCGCATCGAGCGAATCAGGCCGTAGGGGATCTGCGTCAGGTCTTCCCGATAGCCCCAGAACGGAATGTAGGGGAAATCGGAATGCTTGTAAGGCGTCGGCATATCAGCAATGCGGTGCGGGCCTATCCACCACGACAGGCGCATCTTCGGAAACAACGCGGGCACCGGTTCCACCACGCCGGAGGCAACCGCTTGCGCATGTCGAGGATTCTCAAGATCAACCTCAACCGTGCGACCATCTGGCGTGCGAATCACGAAACCGCGCTGCCACACGCGATACCAGACTTCGTATAGACAAAGCCGCTTGCGGGTAGAGTCCCGCCAGTCGGATTCGGGGATCGTCACGTCGCGCTCATAGAGCCACGTCCGGCCCATGACGGCCGGAAAGTCTGTGAGCGGAGTATCCCAGTTCGCCTTCGACCAACCGAGCCCCTGAATCAAATCAATGTCATCAGGAAACATCAGTTCCAGAACGTCAACGTCCTGCCAACGGCGGCGCACCAAATAACGAGCGTCCGACAGGTCCGGCTGTTTGGCTCTCCAGTCCCAAAATATTTCGCGGCGTGAAACATATCCGACATGGTAGGGATACTTGAATGGATCGAGTTCTCGCGATACTTCAACCCAAGCAATCCCCGTTTTCATCTGGCCCGCATAGGCATCCGAACAGGCACGGTCAGCGCGCGATTCGGTTTCCGCTTCCTTCAGCTTTCCCGACATCGCATCGGCCATGTCCTGATCTTCATCCCGATTGCCCTGCACCTTCCAATCGGTTCGCGTCTTGGCTTCCATCCCAAGCGCGACATCAATTGTCGGGCGAATCAGGTTGCGGATGAGCGGCGCCATGCCGAGGCGTTGCATGTCGTCGAGAACATCGTGGCTTAATTGATTCGAATCGTAATATTCCGCGTCTATATCAGCTTCACGCCGCCACATTGGCTGAAGCCTTATTTCGTATAGAAATTTATCCAACTTATCTATAGCAAGACCAGCATTGGGAGATCCATTTGTAGACGAATTTACCGCGCCATTCGTAAGTGGATTTTGTAGTTGCTGTTGTTCTTGCGGAATCCGGTCGTCAGAATACTGCGCGATGCTCATACCGTGCGCCAGTTCACTTCACGGGTTGACGAAAGATGGATTTCGGACCCCTCAGTCTCGGCGAACCGCAGCGACATTACACTATAGCGGGTGGCCGAAAGTAAATCATCTGCGAGCTTCACGATCTTGCCGTCTTTGCGGTGATACATGCGAAACTCCTCGAACCAATCGTTGAGATGGGAAAAGACCTTGAAGCGGGAAGCGCGCATCCTTGTCAGCATATCGGCAACTCCGGCCTCTACGGAAATCCGCGAGGTCTTGGTATTCTCTGCGGTGCCGCCGCCTGTCTCATCATACTGCGCGTGCTGATCGAGCATGTTAACGCCCGCATCGCGATACTGCTTCGCCAATTGCGGGCCAATCGCCGTGTCGTTGTTGCCATCGTGCGGCCACGCCACCGGTATCCACTGCCCTTTGCCAATCAACACAGCAGCGTGAATCGGCACCAGCGCCTCTCTCATGCGATAACAGTCGTAAACGTAGACCGTATCCGTGTCGCGGTCCCATGCGATCCATACGATTGCTGTCGGGTGATCGTATCCAAAGTCCATCGCCGCAAGTTTTGGCCAGTGCGGCGGTAACGGAATCGGGTCGATGCGAATCGAGTCCTCAATGACCGGAAAGACGCGGCCGCTTCCAAGCATCGGCACACCCTTGATACGCGCGTCCTGTTCGTGTGCCGGATAACTTGAGATGATGACCTGCTTCTGTTCGGCGCTGAAGTGGTCGGCATCGTCAATCGTCATATGTGTGACATGGGTTCCTGCGCGTTTCTCGTTCGTGAACCGCATGACAGTCTGCGTCATGCCCTGCAACGGGGTGAAAGTCATGAACACCATACCGCCCGTGGCGTTAGTGCGCGTCAGGCCCTCTGAGTAGATCTCGTATTCCGGCTCTTCGTCGAACCATAAAACGTCGAGGGATTCCTGTTGGAACTTCTCGCGTCCCTGGTCATAACTTTTGAACTGGATAGTCGAATCCCCAACCGAAACATCACCACCACCACCCCACCTGACGTAAAGGGTATCCACCGCTCCAGCCACGCCGCGCTTCATGGTGTGGTCGCGGATTCTCCATTTCGGAATCGTGCCAGTTCCGAGTTCATTGAAGCGTCCCATGAGAAAACGCTGCACGCCATCGCGCGTCAACTCTGAAGTGACGCCCGCGGCCCAGCTCATGATCGGACGGCTGAATACCCGGCCATCCCACCAATCCGGATACTCTCCCGTGGCGTGCATCGAATGCTCGTTGCCGCCAGCAAGAGTTTTCCCACAATTATGCGTAACTATGAATCCATCGCAAATATAAAGTCGAGATGGATGAGCAACAGAAATGCACGCAGCGTCGTGGGTGCCACAAAGCTCAACATCTTCCCATATATGATCAAGCGTATCTGTCTTACGATTGCTAACGAACTTTTTACGTTTTCTGGCGAGTTCAAACACCTCAGTGTTCAAACGCACGGCTACATAATAAGAATCCAAACACGGGGCACGTTCCCCGGTTTTCGGATTCTTATATGTGAGTCTAGACCTTTTGTTGATGCGAGACTGCCCACCAAGAGACCTGCATAGAAATGCCACATCGGACGCCAATTGTTCTGATGTGGTTGTAAAAACATTGCGAACACTGTTGCCACGCTTTTGAGCGTAGCCATCCGTATCCATTAATCCGCGCAATATTCCAAGGCGTTGTGTTGCGCTCGACATCAAATATATAAAAGGAACATACTTTTGCGCGCTTTTCAATCCACGCAACCCCAATAACTCAAGCCGTTCCATCACCGGATTGCGACGGCCCCTACCTTTGGATAGAGTGCTAATATTCCAATCTGTCGAACGCGCTCCTTTTCGTTTTTTCAGTTCGCAACCATCTGGCAGTACTGTTTGAATATGCCGCAACAGTTCTACGTCCAAGCTAGAAACCTGTACGTAAGTATTGCAAAATGACCCGTCTCCCAGTAGCACTCCAAGTAAGTATGGATCTAGCGGCAAGTCTCGTTCAGGCAATCGCAACGCACCACATGCCGGGGTGCGCGGTTTCATCTTTCTTGCCGCAACCTGCAGCGTATTTTCTATTGACCAACGCTTCCGTTGCGCAGAACGGACCATCCAGAGATGATCATCGGTACATGGGACGACGATGTTTCCGCCATCAAATGCCACGTTATATATCTGCCGTTCACCAAGAGGTATGATGCTCGTTATTTGTGTAATCGAGCCATCGCCAGCAAAAATTTCATCGCCGGGGCGTAAATCACGTATTGGGCGCGGACCAGATGGAGTAATCACCTTGAACCAAAGGGGGTGTCCTTGGTTCCCCGCCATCAGGAGGCGTTCTCGAAACGTCTTCCCGGCAGCGTGAAACTCGCGCTGCTTAGTGTATGGCCGGTAATACCTCAGCCGGTTTTCCTTGATCCTGCGTGCGATTTCCTGTTTGGCCAAAAACGCCAATCGCGCCGGGGGGGAGTCCCGCATCGAGGGCGGCAGTGAGTTCAATAAGTTGTTCATCAGTGAGATTGGTGAGCGGTCCTGTTCTGATTTCCTTGCGGTCAATGAACATGCACAG